GGTTAGTAGGATTGATAACGTTAATAAACGGGGTAAATGAGAGAACTTCAATACTACCGATAGAAGATACACTTGCCCTGGCATCCGATCTATCCCCTACCATTAACGCTTTATAAGTTGAATTTGCTGGTAGAATTTTAAATATAGAGTTAGCTGCATTTGAGTCTCTTATATGAAGTGCGCCTGCTGTTGGATCAAAGTATTTTACCTTACCAGAAACTGCCTGCTGAATACTAGCAGCAAGTATAGAACTAGTTGTATATGATGGTGGTCTGTTAACAGTAATCTGACTAGAAGTTACTGCTTGTACTTTTAAAACATCAAATTTGGACACAACAGTGTAATGGTTGTTGCTTGCTGCTGCAGTATTTAATGGTACATCAATAGTAAGAGAGTTTTCGGAGTTAACTGCAATAACCTGCCTTATTTCATTACCAATTCTAATAAAGCTACCGCTTGTAAAATTCATGGTAGTAATAAAAGAAGTACTGGTTGATGTTGCATTAGTTATGGTTAGCCCTGCTGATTGAACTGTACCTGGACCAATTGTATTTGCTGTACCATAAGCTATTAAAATCGAAGTACCTGGAGCTAGTACTGAGGTCAGAGATGATCCAGTTAAAATAACGTTACAGGCACTATTAGTAGTTATAGTTGTATTTAAGAATGAGTTTGCGTATTGCGCAACATCCTCACCTCCATTAAATGAACCAGAAGTATTAGTAATAGTTAAGTATTCAGAATCGTCGTTAGTAAGAACTGCGGTACCTGAAACTTGTGTAAACATTGCATAATTAACTCTAAATTTAATATCCTCGTCCTGAATTGCAGTAAAGGCTCTGTTGCTTGTTGAGTAAAATAATGTACCATCACCCCATGTTTTATTAGGTGTTAATGTTGGATTCAATACATCAGCAATACCAGGTATAGCTGTCCATACTCTATAGTCTGGTGATCCACCATCCGGCGTAAGTACTATTGCATATTCACGTCCGGCCTTAACTAGCAGAGGTGAACTAAATGTAAATGTTGTTGCAACGCTTGCTTGTGTACTATCTACACTTACCGATGCGCTAGGCAAATACACTGAACCGAATCCTAAAATGTATGGAAGCACATCACCAGAATCTGATACTTCCCTTATATCTAATGACACGCCTAGATTGGCATCTTTAGCCTTAAAGTAAATATCTATAGATGTAAGGTGCACGTATTCAACCTGACCCTGTGCTTGAATATAGAACGTCTGTGCTAATGGATCGGGGCCCCCGCGGCCGCCCATGGGCCCGACGCCTGGTGGGGGAGGTGGAGGAGGAGGTGGATAGTTAGAAACTTGAGTTGATGTAGACCACCTATTAGTTGTAGTGTTAAGAACCTCTGTACTATCAATTGTCTTATTTGCGAACGGGCTTCCAGAGGTGGTGTTAAATGTTTTTGTGGATGCTGTAATATTACCGGAAGTTCCAGATATTCCAAATGAAGAGAATTTACCAGTAGATTTAGAAGTAGCGCTAGTTTCTGATGCAAGTGAACTTACATCCATTACTAGTACTGTCTTTTCACCTGATGCAAAGGTATCATTAGGTAAATACAGAATAATTGATAAGATACCGGTAGTGCTATCAGCAAATAGTGACCCAGCACCGGTATTCTTATTAGTTCTTGGATTAAAATTATCAACAGAAGCTTTATTAGGATCGGTTATATTGGATATCAGATCAGCTTGGGAACAACGGTCTGTAACATCTATACCATCAAAAAATACCCAGTGCTGTGCACCTGGTCTTAGACCGGCAACGTGCATGCAGATTCTTTGGGCCTTAATGTATGTGTTAATATTAACACTCTTAAGATATGAACCTACATCCTGTGTTGTGGTTACTGTAGGAGCAACAGTGATCTGGTTATTCTTTACACCTAAGGTGGTTGTTAGAGTCTCTGCAAAGTTTTGTGTAGTTCTAACAGTCCACGCATCTGGGTTTGAATATTGTGTGCCTGTTAATGATACTCCACTACTAGTAGTCTTAATGGCATTAGGAGTTAAATTAATTGCACCTAAGGTTTGATTAACTGTGTCTGTAAGCGCCCTAAGCGGATCGGCAATGTTAATATCAATAACCGAAGTGCTGGTAACTTGAGTGTCAAAGAAATTATCTACTCTAGGAACAACTGTCATTTTTCCAACAAAACTCCAGAATCCTGTTACTAAAGTTCTTTCTTTATTAGCATGTGGTTGACTTACTAGTACTTCAGAGGTGTAAGGGAGAGTAATTAAGTCCAAATTCTTTACAACATTAGTACTCCCGGTAGCTGAGTACTTTAAATCAATTGGGGTGATAATTTGCTGCGGGGTTAATCTAGTCCTATCCAGGTCAATTAATGCTTTGAACTCCCCATCATTGAGATTCGAAATACTGTAGTCATTTAAAGGATCAACAAAAAATCCATTCTTAAACCTTTCAAGTGACGTGTTAGCTTCACTAGTAAGGGTTAGATTTTTAGTTTTAGCTTCAATTGTATTAAGCGCAGTGTAATATTCTAATCTTTGAATGCGTTTATCCAGACTACTGATATCAGACATGGTATATCTACGGGTCTGTGACTGTCTGATTGAATTCTTAAGATCAGGTCTACCAGCAGCAGAAGCTACCTTTGATGGTAGGCTTGGGAATGGAGCAACGTTTAACAGTCCAAGATCCATACACCCTGTATCTACAGGTGGTGGTAGGGGATTGTTGGCAGGCGCGCCTTCGACTATTTTCATTTGACCTTGTTGGGTCAAATTAATTCTATCAATTCTACTTAGATAAGAAACTACTGAACCCTGGAAAGACTCAGAAGGCGCAGGGAAGTACTTATCAGCGCTAGCCACCAAGGTTTCAGTTGAAGAAGGATCGATAGATGCTGAAGCCAAAACAGTAGCTAATACTGCAGTATTACTTACATGAGGCCTAAAGTCAATAGCATCTCTTAGGGAAATAGCCTCACCTGATGACGGTGAAATGTAGATAGGAATAGTCTGTGTTCTTATCTTGTTACTCGGTAGAGTAGCGGACGCATCGTCTACTGGATATGATAGCGCAGAAGCATATCTACCATCACTTATTTGGAATGCCTTTACTTTAACAACCAATTGATTAGCACCGGTAAGGGTTACTGTTGATCCTGGTTTTTTAGAAAGATATGCTAGACCGTAGATATTATTTTTCTGACCATTATTTAATACAAAATCATTAACAAAATTTGTAGTATCATCGGTTGCATACGAGCCTGAACCAATGTAAACACCTTCAACTGAAAGTACATCAGGTATTCCTAGACACCATGGACCTACTGTTGAGGCAGTTATTAAAGAAGTAGATAATTTAACATGTACGTTAGCAACTAAGGTTTTTGTTTTAATCGGTGCATTTACAACCAATAAATTATGGTATATTGTAATATTCGTAGCAGTATTAATAGCCGCACCTATATTAAGTGTAAATGAGGTTGTTGATGCTACTGTTATACTGCGTCCAGCTCTTGTAAAATCAATAGGGGTAAGCGCTGGAAACGCGGTAAAGTGAGCTATACCTGATGATACAGTAGTACCGTATGCTGCTGTTAATTCTAACGAATCATTGTTTATAATTCTGTTGATTCGTCTTACAACGTTGTTAATAGAAATGTAATCCCCGGCAACATATGAGGTAGTAAAGGATGCACCTGAACCGACAACCATTGTAGTACTAGCATCAGCAACAGTTACAGTGCCTGCATTGTTTGCATTAAATCTAAATGCAGTTGTAGGTATAACTATAAAGTCCTGCTTATCAGTACTGCCCAGGGCGCCGACGCCGTACGGTAATGAAGTACTCTCTCCGGATACTGTAAAAGATACAGAACCAGTTACACCAATACTAGTAGTACTAGATGTTCTATAAATAAATTGAGTAGATGTTAGCTGCTGTACAGCGTACGATCCTGTATTGAATACTAGTGTGTCGCGTTCAGTATCGTTAAGCACAGCTATTGCAGGACTACCTACCAGCACAATATCAGCAACTGCGGTGCTAGTGATATGGGCTGCCTTTACATCTTTAAATGACCTACCGGCTTGCATGTTGATATTAAAGAGATACAGCTTATAAGTAGCAGCAGGTGTGCCAGGAGTACCAGCCATATATTCAATAGATCTAATTACTGCTGTACCAACGGTTACACCCGGTGATGGTATTGTACCTGTATTAAGTGTCAGTGAAGTGGCAGCTGCACTCTTTAAACTAACAGTAGTACCTGCGCGCACATCGAAGTTGCCCTGTAGTTCATTAACAATAACGTAATTGCCATACGAGGTATTAATGTACTGATTAGGTACAGTAATAGTGTCAAGGCCTTTTCTTACTAATGCTTTAGTTGTGTTTAGTAAATTAACCCGCTCCCCGGAAACATATGCAGTACCTGGACTTAATACAGTAGTAAAATAATTACTATTATTTACAGTAGCATTCGATGTTGGAACGGTAGATGTATCAAGACTAAAGGCCTCTAACACATAGTTACCACTTTCTTCAAAAGTGCGCTTGGCAAGCTCCTTATTTACGGAGTTAAACTGTGTGCTTGTTCTGTCTTTAACAATATTGCCTAGTTGAAATTCTAAAAGAGGTAGATAGTCGTTATTGGCAGATGCAGCATCAGCAGAAAGAACGGAGAGCGTTGGATTAAGTTTTAATCTGTTAGCACCAGGAGCCGCAAAGTTAGGAGTACCGGTTGCTATGTCCAATAAGGTTGAATCTATATTACTGTTAACAATACTTTCGTTAGTATAGAATCCTACTACTTTATTATCTACGTATGTGGTATACTTTTGTAATAAAGCTGTTTGCTCATTAACCTGTATAAAGTTTCCTTTTTGATATATTATACCACGACTTGTCTTTATAGCTGCACCTACACCGACTGGTGCTGTAAAGCTATCACTTGCGACTCTAATTTGAGCATTATAATTAAGCGCTGTAAATATAGCCCCTGACCCGTCAGATTTAACCCAAGCAGTACCGCTCCAGATATATAAAGTAGATCCACCAACAATATATCCATCTCCTATACTACCAGAATGTGATGACGGGTATCCAGTAATACCACCGGTGGTAGTATATGCTCCAATTACAGTAATAGACCCTGCAGTTGCACTTGATGTAATATATACCCCAGGTACAGTAGAATATGACGTTCCTCCATTGGTCATCGATATATCGATAATTTTACCCAGACTGTTGGTCGTTATTGTTGCTGTAGCCCCTGTACCAGAAGTACCGTAAATAACTACTATATCACTATTTGAATATCCTGTCCCCCCAGTTGCAATACTAATAGATTCAATAGGAAGAGTTGGACTATATATTTTAATGACTTGATCTGCAGCAAAAACTTTTTCACCGCTTGATCCTGTATTTAAGTATTTGACATATAAGGTATTTAAATCAGGATTTGATGTTTGGAATCCGGATACATAGTTAACTATAGACGCTTTCAGGCCTGATGCTTCTTGTATGCCAATCTTTTCAGTATATGATTGAAGAGATACTGGTGCACCATTTTCCTGTAAGTCTAAAATCTTTATATAATTATAAGCGTAGTCAGCTGAAAGAGTACATCCACTTATAATAGTACCTTTAAGGTAGATATTGTTACCAAATCTCTCAATTTGATTTTGAAGAATTGATTGAAGTTGGGTAAGTTCCCTTGCCTGTAGCGCTACACCCGGTCTAAAAAGTACGCGATGAAATTGCTTATCTTCATCATAGTCATCAAAGTATGGAGTGGTGTTTAGATTTGTCTCTATTGGCATATTGTCCTCTTAGAATTTCAGAATTAATCTGAAGGTTTCTGATTGATTATCTGATCTTGTAATTGGGCTGTAGTTCTCTATGTATACGATCTCTCCAGACGATCTTACAATGTCGGGTGGGTACTTAGTTCCGCCAAGTACATATGTTGCAGGACTACCTATCTGTTGAAGATACTCATTTGAGGCGGCGTTAATAGGTCCTCTATCATCAGTTATAAAAATAAATGAGGCATTAGCTGAATGAAAATATGCGTTTGATTGGCTACTATCTGCGGTCGCTGTTTGGTATACCACCCCATCTGTGTTAAACACTTGATTATTACTTATGTATGATATTTTTGTTCTATTATCAAACGTTGACCAATTATTAAAGTTGTGATCCTGTACGTTGATCGCTGTTACGTTTGGGCCAAAGTATCCAGAGACGGACCCTATGACTGGTTTACCTGTATAAAATTTTGCCTCAGTATTAGACATTGTAATGAAATTACCTGTATTACCAACCTTAATACCAGTTGCTAATACTGTGGCCTTAGCTACTGTAACATACTGACCTGATGCACGTGTGAATGATACGTTTGATGTTACTGAAAGAATTGTATTACTAGTAACTGTATCTACCGTTCTCAAGCTTTTAGAAGTACTAATAGTATCAGTTAACAATATAGAATCACCAGGTTTAAAAGCTGATAAAAACTCAGTACCGGTACCGGTTATTGTAGTGGAGGTTGCGCTACAAACAACCGTTCCCACTAAAGTTGAGTATGAAATTTGATTAATAGTCTCACCAGGGCTAAATGTACCGGTTGCGCTAGATAAGGTTAATGTGACTCCATCAAATAACGGATCCTTAAGTAATATGATCTGGCGGTAATCGTTACTTACTGGAATAAAACCACTTTCGTTGTTTGCAAAAGTAACACTAATACCGATAGAATCACTGCCTAGTTCCTGTACAGTACGATACCCATGTCCCCCTATTGGAGGTATGATAGGAGTGACTACTGTATTTGTTTGGGGATATGAATCACCACCAGTATTACCAGTCACTACTGCGCTTGCATACGTGTAGTTACTGCCCCTGTTAGTTATTAATACGCTATAAATAAAATTGTTAACTGTTGTATTTGAAGCTACAGCTGCAAAACCTACTGCACCTTCTCCATCACCAGTAATAGTAACATACGGTGCTGTTAGGTAAGTAGATCCTGCTAGCGGGGTTACATCAAACGGACTGTCTATTTCAGCTATCTTAGTAACAGCTTCATATGAAAGAATTTTTCTTTGCTGTCCTGCACCTATACCAGAAGAAATATATAGAGCACTACCCTGATAAAAATCAGAACTAGTTGATGAATTAGCATTTAATCTGTACGTCAGTTGAGTTCCTAGCCCATCTGGAATACTGGTAGCTATATCATCAGAACTAAAAACTCCAGTAGAAGAAGAAATCCAATTACGAGTGCCGGAATCTACTCTGACTGAATCAATAGAACCAGATATTGCATTAGTTGAAACGTTACTACTTAGTGCTACCGGCATGTAATCAGCTGTTGCAAACTTTTCAAATGTAGCCATTGGCAGCCTGTACATTAACTTCCATTTATAATTATCACCGGTAGTTATATGGTTAAATGCGACTTCTGACGTACTGGATATTGGATCGACGGTTGAAGGATTATTTCTATTATTTTCAAGACACTTATAAATAAAATATTCTGAACCTGAAAAAGATACGACATAGAAAGGTTTGTCAAACAATGCTGAATCAGTATGGTCATATGATGTATAGGTTGTGCCAGTAGTCCAGTTGTACCTGGGTATCATAAGTGATATATCAGATGAAGTTACTTTTTTTCCGAATACCATAGTATTGTAGGGGTCTACCTGTGTATCTTGGACGCTATCCCCGGGTGTAGGTGGATAATCATCACTACCACCACTAGAGGTACTGTAAGGTATATGCCTACTTGCGGCAAGGTAATACACGCTATTAGCAGGCTCAGTAAATGATTCGACAAACTGATCTATAAGATGTTTACTAAAAACTTTTGTTACTAATTTGGTCATGTCTTTATTTATGGAGTTAGTTCGATAGTCTTGCTGCTCTGGACTATATCAGTTCCTATAATGCTGGTTGAAGATGTAACTACTCTTCCAAACATTTTAGTTCCAGCAACATGCAGCAGTTGCTTAAGTACGTTATAATATGTATCTAGTGGTTTGTTACTCTGTACTTCATACGAGTATTCCTGATAATATTCACCATCGTGTATGTAATTAACATCGTCCAATATGCCGCTAAACGTTGTATATCTACCAGACCCGGAACCTATACCACCAAGATTAATCTTACCAGCTCCAACCCTTGCACCATCTAACGAACTGAATGTGGCGCCTTGATCTTGATAGAATGAAATCCCAGAGTCTACGAGTGTTAAGTCAGTTATTGAACCGGTCGTTGTTATAACATTAGCAGTTATATTAGCGTTAAGGCCAATTATATCAGAAGATGTATCAGGGGCACTAAAAACTACAGTAGCAGTCTCACCGGAAATTTCTCCGACTAACGTACCTCCGTTATTAATGAACTCATCAAACAAGCTAGTCCTTTTTATAAACAGAGTAGAAGTATTTGAAAGGTTTTTTATTCTACCTGTTGCAACAGATGATGCGGTGCATGCAGAATATCCGCTAATATTTGTAAGGCCTTTTGACGTCGATCCTGACATCTGATACACGTTAAATGCACTGGTCACTGCAGTAATATTAGCATTTGCAGTACCTGTACCAGTTATTTTATTACCGCTTATTGCAAATGTACCGGTTACATTTCTGATAATCATCGTGCTTGTATTAGTTACAAGCACTGTACCACTACCACCACCTGACTGAGTAACAGCATCCCCTACACTAAATCCAACATTTGTACTTACTGCGAGTTTAGATGTTGATATAGTAGAGTTGAATGTACCGGTGTTTGATGTAAGAACTGTGGTAGTTACTCCACCGGATGCTGTAGTACTATAAACTGTCCCTGTCCCTGTAATAGAAATACCATTATTAGTGGTTATAAATTCACCGACCTCATATGCATTCCTAACTATTCCATAGGCGGTAGTAAGTGTGATGGTACCAGAAGCTGTAGCAGGTAGAGATATAACTGCCGATACACCGGTATTAATTGAAATAATTAATGCACCATTTGGTATACCTGTTCCGTATACATACATTCCTGGCTCGATTGCTGCTGTAGTTAACGCAGCCCCAAAAATTACTGTACCACTTGTAGTTATAGTGATGGTTCCTGGAGCTGTAGCGGCGCTGCTGGCAGTAGCAGCGTTTGAAAGAACTGCTGATACTCCGCTGCTAACCGATACAACATACGTATTGGTTGGGATACCTGTACCTGAAACATACATACCAGGTTGAATTACAGCACTAGTTAACGATGCACCTGTAATTGTGTTGCTAGCTGCTACCGTCGCTACAAGTAGTATGTTTGTACTTGCTGCAGTAACTATAGACGAAAGGGTTGGACCATAATTATTATAAACAAAGGCACTTGATAGTAATGTAAGTGCAGGTGTACCTGATGACTGCGTTACTAATTCATTAGGAGTAAACCCAGTACCTTTACTTAGATTAGTAATGTTCATTATGTAATCGCGCTTACCGTATGCTGCAACCAAATCTTCACGTACAAGCACAAATGGGTCCAGGTTATAATTTTCACCTGGATTGATTGCAGTTAGACTAGCAATAGTTCCAATCGTTCTTGTATTAAATCTAAGCAGATCAAGAATAGTAAATGTTATATCCCCAAGTGCATATTTTGGAAATCCTAGAGAAGATACAGGAATTAGACTTGCGGCCGATCCTGTAGAAGCTCCTCCAGATGAATTAAGTACTGTTGCTATAGGTGTTGAAAATATATTTGCACCACCCTTAGATGCTCCAAGTGTGCATGCTGTTATAACTCCGGATGCATTCGTAATAATAGTAGCATTCGAAAGTGGAACAACACCGGCGTTGGCTACATTGTATTCCGCAACCGTATCTATTGCAGTACCTATAACGTATAACTTATCACCGGTCGGTTTAATATAAAAGCCTGTTGCGCCTGTTTCGGATTGTGGAACGGCTTGTCCGGCGCCAAGGGTTGCCCAAGTGCTTGATGATCCTACGAATACACCTGTTGATATATCCCAGGGTGTAGTTAGATTATATACATGTGCTCTATCACCAGTAGTACCAATAAGAATAAACCTGGTACCGTCTTCTGTTATTCTTAATGCGCCTGGGTTGGTTTCAATAGGATTAACATAAAGAGATTTACTTGATTGAAATGCAGTAGATATATCCCATGCAACCGAAAGATCGAACTGTACTATGGTATCTCCAGCAGATCCTATAAGATAAAAGCTAGTACCATCCGGTTTAAAGGTCATTCCAACAGTACCACTCTCTAATGCCTGGTAGGCGGCGGATAATTGAAACGTTCGCGTAAAGGCTGTAGTAGCTATTGACCATGGGGTGGCCATGGTATACTGATGAACTCTATCACTGCTAGATTCAACCGTGTAGACAAATTTACCATCTGATGATATAAAGACATCTTGATGATTTGCACCCTGAGGATTTACGCTTACATTAGCAGTATATGTTGCTGTATTTACTGCCCATGGAGTTGATAATGTGAACTGGTGTATTTTATCGGATGTGGTACCTACTAAGTACATTTCAGTACCAGTGTATTTAAAAAATATTCCCGATGGAGTTAGCTCTAGGGGACTTATAAAAGTATTAGAAAGAAATGCTCCAACTGTATATGTAAGACTTGCAGCATTAATGTTTCTCCCTGACGTTAGCACGACTGTGTCAGTATTACTATACCCCGTACCTCCAGACTCGATGTATACAGAATGTAGGTTATTGTATGAACTATTAGCACCTGATATTAACATGGATGCCCATGGAACCGAAGGCAGGGTATCTGGTCCGTTAGGCCCTTGATTATTACCATTTAATAAGTCCGGAGATAGTAGAACTGTCTCTGAATCACTAATAAAACCAACCTGAAAGTCAGCACTAGATCCAGTAGAAACCTGATACACATTGGCGTATGTATTAGATGTTAGCCCCCTTATAGTACTTAGACCTGTACCAAAAAATGTATTACTTTCTAAAATAATACCAATTGCACTAGTATTAGATCCAATAATTTGACCGGTTGAAAGATACTGGGTGTTTGAAGTAAATTTTCCACCAACAGCACTTGCAAGTAATGTTGTACCTGTGATAGCGGAGGCACTTTCAGAAATGATAGTATTTCCAGCCGACCACAGACCTGTTACTGCTTCTAGTTCAAGTTGGCGTGCGTTTATTATTGACGTCGGTGTTGCTACTGAAAGATAGCTAATACCTGCAGCATCTGCATACATATTAATAGCATCAGTACCGCTAAATGTACCTGTTGATACGGAAACTGCTATGGCGTTTACGGCTGTAAAAACAAAATTAGCTTCACGATTAATAGCAACAACTCGGCCTGTAGCAAGAGTTGTTGCTTGAATAACAAATGTACCTACGTGAATACCATTAGCCGCAGTAACTGCGCTATTGATGTTTAAAACCACTACATTAGCAGTACTCTTTACAGCCCCCCTAGCATTATCACTTGTACCGTTATTCTGTTTGACAACATTGCCTTGTGTAAATCCTAGAGTTCTATCAACATAAACATAAGCACTGTTGGGTGAGAACATTATGCTGTTTGAAAAGGTAGTACCAGATACCGGGTTGATAAGAACAGTTGCGGTATTAGGATTTGCACCAGGATCAACCCTTAAAACAACTGATAAGGATCCTTCTGGTGTTGCAAGTATGTTACCCGTAGATAGACTGCCGGTTATATTACTAAGTGCAAGACTAAAGTTATTTTGTTCAACAAATTCAAATTTAGTAAATGATGTAATTTCTGTATTAGCGTTTATTATATTAGTAAGTAATAGAGAACTTTGAGAAACGAGTGTGTTAGATGATGTTGAAAATCCCCATCCCCCATCGTTAAGAGCAAACTGAACGATACCAGTAACTGCCTCTATCGATGTAACAAACGCTCTGCCCTCTACCCCCGACGCTGAAACTATATTTACTTCCTCTCCAACCACAAACCCATCACCAGCCTGAGTTATATCAATACTATTAAATGAGCCTGTTACTGTAGGAGAATCAGCAATAATACCATCTGTTGAAACAACATCATCTACTAAAAACAATCCATCAATGCTAGAAAGAAATAATAAATCTATAAATCTTCCATTGATCTGTCTTGTAATTACATATTCTACAAAGGCCGTGGCACCTGATCTCGAACCTATTATTTGCTGACCTGCAAGCAAAGGCGACTTATACGTAGGAAGAACTTCTAGATATTTTGGAATAGTCCACCTTGCATTTGAGCACTTAAAAACTGCATCGCCTGGGGTATAAACCTGCACACCTATTCCATAAAGTAAATTAAATAACAACTCAATAGATAATTCTGATCCTTTTGATGCAAACAAATCATGGGCTGCTTTTATAAGCGTTCTACGATTAGATTCTGAATTAAAATTAATATTCTTAAGATACTTTTCTTTAAAGTGTACAAGATACTCATCCGCTGTCTTATCAATATCTCTATAATTTGGTAGTGATCTAGATTGGTATATTGCGCCGCCTGCTACATTGACTCCATCAATATTGTATGTTTGAGTATTAAGCCACTCATAATACTCCTTTACAAATAAAACGAACAGCGGTCCCTCTTCTTCATAGAAAGCAGGAAACTGACCTTCTATTAAAGGTATTATATTGTTTTCAATATCGATCATTCGGTTATTGCTTCTGCTGTTACGAATATATCATCATCAGAAATTACAATAATTTGATCTCTGGTTGCTGATATATCATTTGATAGTGGGTTGGCGTATAAATGTACATGGGCGCCTGATGCGGGAGTAAAACTATCAATGCTCATAGATGTTATAAGAACTCGCCCCATCGTGTAATCAACTGTACCTATTGATACTATTTTAGTTTGAACCCCGCTAGATGAGGATGTATATAGATTAACTATACCATTACCATCATCCATAATAAACACAGAAACGCCTTCTCGCATCATAGGAGTAGATCTAATTGCAGGTACAGATGCGGTTATAGATTCTTCTAATGAAATAATTAACGACTTAGCTAGTGCAAAACCGAAGTTAATAACTGTACTATACGATGAAGTTGTAGTAGGTATAAACTTTTTAAACGGATTGACCTCAAGATCAACGCCTAATATACTTTCATGTGTATTATTAATTTGCTCTATTAGTTTACTATATCTTAGAGTCTTTTTAAACCCGTTAAGGTATATGTCATTATAGGTGCTTATTTTTACTGATACAGCTGTTACTATGTCATTAATTGTAAGATTGGTAATATTGGTATTATATCTGACTATAGCATCAACCTCAACATAAAGTCTATCGGGGTTAATTATAATAGGATCAATCGAAATAGGAGTACGTGCCTTTAAAAACTTATAGTACTTTGCGCTATTGGTTTCTGTGACACCGTCTGCCGTTAGCATATCTACTGCAACGTATACCTTACCATAAACTGGAGGCTCTAAATCTTCACCTCCGTATGCTGACGCGCTTGATATTTCTGGATAATTAACAGTAAGTAATGTTTCGTAGTCGCTTACTGTAACTGACGGCCTTTGGGTCTGATAATACCTAGGTGCGTTGTATTTAATACTCTCTACACTCTCGTAAATGCTGCCACCTGATGCTGGTGATATAGCAGTTATACTAGAAATACTAGTAAATCCACCAATGGGTCCATCTATATTAAATACTGATGCACCATTAGGCATTTCACCACTACCTGCAAGGTAACTTACAGCTATAGTAGATCCACTTTTTGGTGTTCTACCCTTTATATTATCACCGAATCTAATTTCATACTGATTATTCTCAGCTGCTTGAATAAATACTGCATTAGTATCACCACTTACTCCGAGTAAAGATGTATACGTGTTATATGTAATATTATTGGCGCCGTTATTCTCTATAGAAATTACACTTATAAATCTTGTATCTAAAGTATAATTTGATAATACAAATCTCTGTATAGTGTTTGAAGCATCGTAGGAAAATACATCAGTTAGGTATGATCCTTCGTAAATATCAAGCTCAATATTACAATGACCAGTAGAATTTGCTGTAAAGTTAATGTTTGTGGTAGTAGTAAATGAATGGTTATTACTACCAATTTTAGATGTAAATGTAGTGCCTTTTGGAACGGTAAGGGCACCGCCTGGGTTGTCAGTAAATATAGAAAAGGAAACAGTCGCCATTGCTGACCTGAAGCTTCTTGGCACATAGTTAAGCTCTTTGGCGTGAGATACTACACTATCCCTTAATGATGCAGTATCAAGAAACATTTCACTAGCTACCATATTTAAATAGTATGAGTTTAGGTATGTGTTATACGATAGCACATCTATTAGCTGGCTTAAATTAGATCCTTCAAAATCATAATCTTTAAAGGTTGAATTAGATCTTCTTAGATAGCTTTTAAAGTTACTTTTAATTGTCTCGAAATCAAGATCAACTAAACTTATAGTGGTATTAGACATTACCTTATCCTGTTGAGAAGTACGCTTAGTACAATTGGGTCGATTGTATTTAGTGTAGAGAAAACGACTGTTATATTATATGCGTTATCGTCAGGATACCCTGATACTATAACATCTATAAGCTTGGCGCGGGGTTCGAAGTTATTAATTGAAGTTTCGACCTGCTCACGTATAAGGGACTCTGTTATTGGTGTGATGTTTTCAAATAAAAATTTACGTATATTGCTACCAAATGTAGGATTAAATACCCTCTCTCCTCTATTAGTCTGTAATATATTTCTAATAGCCCTCTTTACCGACTCTTCATTAGAGTATTTGAGTACATCATTTTTATCAGGGTGCTTATCAAAGTTAGTATAAAAATCAGAATAAAATTCCGTGTTAACCGGTCTAACGTTTATACTACTTGTATGTTTTACTAATGCCATTTATTAGCCTCCGATGAATACTGTACCTGAACCTGTCTTGATACCTTGGGTACCGTCTACTTCCGTATCAGGAACAATATCACCAATACGGGCTGCGCCCCTCGTCCCTTGATTAATATTGACCGTACTACCGTTAATAACTATAGGACCTGAAACATTGAGGGTGTATGACCCGTTAACCCTAACGTTAACATTACCCTCAATATAAACCTCACGACTACCACCTATAGATTGAGTATCGGATCCGTTAACCCTGACGTTAACATTACCGTCAATATACGCGTCGCGATTGCCAGCTACAGCTTGATAGTCATCATTTACAACCTTTGTTACCATTCTACCATCATGATTTATTTCTGTGTATGTGCCGCTCTTATGATACCAATGTATTCTTTCATTATCCGGTGTATCGTCAATTTCTATTACATGCCCACTTTCAGTTCTCAGTACTTTATTATATGGGTATTTAGCGTTATAAGCTGAACTTGGCTCAGTACCAAGCACAGGCTTAACAATCGGGTTTGTACCTCTTGCTTCGAGCGAGACATCATGGTTAACAATATTGTTATCTGGTATACCTGCAAGTGACCCCATAATGACGGGTAAATTACCGTCACGTCCATCCATAAAGAATCCGATTACGGTTGTACCAACTAGAATACCAGTAGGTGATCTTCCTACCTTGTTAAGGTTTGAGTCGTTCACTCCGTTCATGATCTGTGCCCATGGCAAATCTTCTGTGCGTGTAAGACTTTTATTAGGGGAGTGTAGGTTGTATATTCTTACCTTAGTCCTACCTAGCTGCAAAGGATCATCTCTATCTTCCACCACCCCGACAAACCACCTGAAACCTTCATCGCCCATGCTTCGCGTTGTCATGTTCCTACCCCTGTTCGGTTGCAATCAAATACAATTCGATGCTTAAATTTATTTTCTTCATACACAATTATATGCCTTAACTTAGTAATTAAGTATTTTCCTGAATATCTACTATCATTAGTCTTACTATTTGTTGTACCGGATGTGTCAGGTAGGTTAAGTTGTACTAGATCTCCAACAGTAAGATAGTTATCCCCGTAAACCATACACCTTACTACCACCTGATTAAACAAAAGTACAAACGTTTGCCTGTACCCCATTAGATCTGGTATGAAGTCGTTGCCTTTACTTGAATCCTTAGGTGTAAACATGTATGTTGGAGAGCCTCCTGTAGCTGTTTTCAAGAAGCTATCGGTATTAGGTATGGTTGCGTTTTTATCACTGTAAGTAAACTTATCAGCGTGCTCACTAATTTTAAATTGAGTAATATTAAACGACTTAGTCAGCATGTCGTAAGATTGTATAGCGTTTTTGTAATATCCTTTTGTAAGTTTTTCAATTGTGTCAAACTTACTTAACTGTTCCATCTGAATAATGTTTCGCCAGCTATACGTTTGTCTTGCCGGGTCAGCCTCAGTCTGAGGAGAATGTGTAAATATTTTAGAACCTACTAGCGGCTTTCCATCTTCAATAAGTTTCTCAATCGATGTAAAATTTATTCCATATTGATTTTCAAAGAATACGAATACTCCTCCTGAAGGTCTTTTTGCAATTGCGCGCTGTCTGAGTAAGTCGATAGCTTGAAAAGGAGTCATGCGAGGCACGGTATATGGAACAATACCTCTCGTCTCCTCTACAAATAAACTTTTATTTGTTTCTACATCTGTCTTTATAATATTAGTAACAATATTTGTAACTGTATCATTAAAACTTCTTTCAGTTAAATTAATACCATTTACTATATGTTCATATGAAACAGCTTTAATAACATACACCGATGATTGATTACTAGGATCTGCACTACCACCAGTAACAGTGTATACCCTCAGTTTAAATAGAGATGGTTTATCCCTACCGGGGGTGATATATGATATATCAAGATCTTCTTCTCCTATTATAGGAAAATCTTTAACTAAATTTACACCATCTTTAAGTATTATTTCGGCATAAATCGAAGGCTGCTCCATATCTTCGTATATAGACAATGAAATAACTTGGCCTCTAATGTCAGATATCGCAGATTTATTATAGTTTGTTAACCTGATGGCAAGTATTTTTATATCACCTGGATCATATACCTTAGTCATCATATGATTTCACTTAACTCGCGCTCAATTTGATCAACGTATGCTCTATCAATTAACCTTATAGACCTCTTTTGGGTGTTGAGATCGGATTCATAGTCATATGCAAATACAGGAGAATAATATGTTAGTACTTGATTGTTTACATCATCAGTATTACCGTAAGTATTTTCAGGAAAATCAAAAAATATATTACCAACAGATCTTATAGTGGTAGGGTATATTAATTTAGATTTATCTGATAATTTGTATATTGTGCTACTATACGAGATTGTTTTTACTGCATATGCCAATGTTGGAATCGATATAAATGTACCTGGATTACTAGTATACGTTAAGGTAATAGTTCCTGCACTGCTTATAGCAGTGACTATAGCTGATGTATTAAATGTAGTTGGATTAATTCCTGTTACTGTGACTTTATCTCCAACTTTAATGTTGTTGTTTGGTAATTGATTATTAAATACAACTTGATATGTAGTTGTTGCGCCTACTGTTATTGGTGTAGTACTCACCCATGTAAGTAGTTGATTTGTAAGGTTTTGGCCAAACACAGTGTTAAAGTAGTAAACAAAATTACCCTGTATGTGCTTGATATTAAATTTATAATCATCATATATTACGGTTATTTCTCCAGTAGCAGTTAAAATACCACTGCTATCATACTGTCCAACTAAATCCCCTACAGCAAAATTATCCGATACTAAGTTATCTGTTACTGTATAATTTGCACCATTAATTGAAATAGTTGGTGATATTGTAACCTCGAGCATTTTATTAGTTTCAATTGTATCAGTCGTTGGGGTGCGAGAGTAGCTAACGATACTATTATTATATCCTAATATGGGTGACCAATATTTTTTTATAAACACCGGATATGAATTATAAGTTGCGACGTTAATAATTCTATCATCCGTTTGCCAATTGTCTTTCCAGTAAAGAATTTTCTTCATAGCTAATTCTCTTGATCCATATTTTTTCGTTATAAATCTATCAAACTCGTTTTGAGACATCGGCCATTCATAGTAAGGATCCATAATATTATTACTCATATACACTATCCAGCTGTATCTTGAATCCCCGTAATAATTATAGGCAATAGCATCTGGTCTTTCACCATCCTCTACAATATACGGATGGTAAACACCGCCTGTTTTCTTAATAATATCAGAAAAAGCTACCCTTGTAAGAATGTTCCTGACAGGTACACCATTGTAAAGTACTACTCCAAATTGACTAAATAAATTATACATTGACCATTCCTATTATTCGTTTAGCTTAGACAGCTGAATCGGCCTGTTGAGAAGTTTGTCTATCGGAAGATATGGCCGAGCCAAGACTACCCGTAAAGTCACCCTTTATAATATCATTACGTGTAACCGGTTCAATTTCACCAAACTCTAATGATATTTCAACTTCAACTGGATTTTTTCCTCCAATAAAGAATGCCGGATTACCTGAAGGTGCATAATTAACACTTATACTTTTAAGATAGCAATTCTTAAAATAATATAGAGCATTTTCCCTATCAGAAAATTCAATAGTACATACATCAGGAAAATTAAAAAGCAACCCTACCTTTTCAGGTAGCATTCTTAGCTTAAACTCCTTAATTATATTTTTGAGTGTTTGTGATTCGGTAGCGTTGTTAGGTGAGAATTTATATTTAAATGAATGATTTCTTAACTCGATACCAGTGAATTGAAGCGCGTTGTACGGATTAAGAATCGTTCCGGTCGCCCTATCAAATGCGTTTCCAGCAGAATCAGAAATAGCCCCGATTACGTTTCTTGCAATTGCTGCAGCATTACCAGCATCTCCAGCTAGTCTACCTAAAGCCTCACCCGCCTTTCCAGCAGATTCTGTTGTAAGATTTTGAAGGCCTGCTGCCGCGCTACCAAGCATACCAGATTCTTGCAATACACCTAATACGCCAAGTTGCTTTTCGGAATATTGCACACCGTGTTTTTCTATTAGATCTGCAGGTATAGGTAGAATAATAGATCTTGATGGAATTATCTCTCGTTTAAATAACGGACCAGGTTGGTAATAGGATGCAAATGTAAACCTAATAAACTTATCAGTAATATCAGATGGGAATTGAAGTGAGCCTTGCTGGCTAGGATCTGGCTTTGATTCTTGTGGTGTTAGGTCATCAATGCGTGTTGTATTGCTTAATGAGTCCGTAAATTTTGATATGGGTGTAGAAGCGCTAAGTTGGGAAATACTTGTTAGCAGGGCGCTTGCAGAAGGCAGACCTGCCTGACCTAGACTCGATGCAAGCCCACTGACTGCACCACCTACCGCGTTTGTTAATTTATCAAAGGTCTGTCCTGCGCCGCTAAATATTGATTTAGCTTGCTGAGCAAGTGTTGAGTTCTGCACTAATGATTGTGGATCAAAGCCAGTTGCCATGGGTTATCCTGTTATTGTTGTTATCGTATATTTATAGGGGTGTCATACACTACTAATATGAGTTATAAAGGTTATTTTAAACCAAAGAATATTTCCAAGTACGTTGGAGATCCAACTAAGATAATCTACAGAAGCTCTTGGGAGCTTAAACTCATGTCGTATTTAGATAGTCACCCAGAGGTGCTGGAGTGGTCTAGTGAGGAGTTTTGCATTCCATATCGTTCTCCAGTAGATAATAAAATTCATCGCTATTATCCTGACTTTAAGGTTAAGAAATTATTACCCGATAATGTAACAGAGACGGTAGTTATAGAAGTTAAACCTCTGAGCCAGTCTGTTCCTCCAACTATAAAGACTAATAAAAATAATAGAAAATATTTGAGGGAAGTACTAACATACGGTATAAACGAGGCGAAATGGAAGGCCGCAACAGAGTACTGTAAAGATAGAAAATGGCGTTTTATGGTTATGACAGAGAAAGAATTAGGGATTAAATGAGCACTTTATTTGGTAACATGCTTCAAAAAGCAATGGATTCTGGGCAATCCGATCTAAGTAGCGTAGAGGCAAGGGATTGGCTACGGGATAAAGCTTCCTCTATGCGTAATGTTGATACTAAAAAAGTCCTACAAAATAGTAATACTGCAGCTAGAAAATCTAAGGCTGTTGTAGGTCAGATGTTTTTATTTGCCTATGATGCTAAGCATAAAGATACTTTACCTTACTACGACAGGTACCCTCTAATATTTCCCTTTAAGAAAGTTGAGGATGGTTTCCTTGGTATCAATATGCATTACCTACCTCCAATTTATAGGGCAAGGCTAATGGATGCATTGTATGATACCCTAAACAATGATAAGATGGATGAGACTACTAGACTTAAATTAAACTACAGTATACTGAGTGGTGCAGCTAAGTTCAAGTACTTTCAACCATGTATTAAGCGCTATCTAAATAGTCAATTAGACTCAAGATTAATCTACATAGATCCTAAAGAATGGGATTTTGCTTTGTTCTTGCCTCTACAGAAATTTAAGGGTGCTACAACAGCAGTGGTTTATAAAGACTCAAGAAGAATAATAACAAAAGGCAAGTAATGGCTAATATAGGTGAATTTATTGCAAAAGGTCAGAATGCAGTAGGTGCAGTTAATGCATTGAAGGACTTCTTACCGGATTCAATAAAGAAAAATCTTGACACCTTTCTTAATGGTACAAAGGCGTCTGGTACAAATAAAAAAAGCCTGAACCAGGTTCTGTCTACTATCAATGGAATGAATGGGCCAGCGCGCTCGAGTCACTTTTATGTGGATATTCCAGCGCCTCGTGCTATGATGGGTGCTGAGGGATCAAATCACTCTACAGTAAAAAACATACCATTCCTAGCCGAGTCAACATCGATACCAGGTGTGTTACTTGATACAACACAGATAAAAAGGTACGGGTTTGGACCAAATGAAAAGAAGCCGTATGGTGCTACATTCGTTGATGTTAACATTTCATTCTTCGGTGATGGTAATTATAACGTGCATAGATTCTTTTATGCATGGTTGAATAAAATTGTAGTTTTTGCAAAATCCCCGACTGAGTCTAACGCATTTGAAGTTAACTATAAAGAAGAATATCAGACCAATATAACGATTACTGCATTAGACGAGACAGGTAATACTGTTACTATTGTTACATTGGTCAATGCCTATCCTATATTTTTAGGTGATATACCTCTAAGCTGGGCCGAAACTGATTCATTTGTAAAAATACCAGTTGGGTTTACATATCAGTATTGGAAGAGGGAGGTGATTGATCTTGGAGATAAAGTAGTACCTGGATCCGCCAGCGTGCTTCAGAAGTTAATGAGTGCAACATCGGCACTGCAAGTATTGAGCAATATTAGAAAACCAAACAGCATTGGTGACGTCATCAACGTTGTTAACAATAGCAAGCTCGCTATTGGTGGTTTACGTGGTTTATTTTAAGGAGTTATTATGGCTTTACCGAAAATTGGATATTCTATATTTGAGCTAACCTTACCCTCTACAAGAGAGATTATAAAGTATCGTCCGTTCCTAGTCAAGGAAGAAAAGATCTTACTTACATCTCAGTCGAGTGGTGAGGCGGCTGACATTATTAATGCTGTTAAGCAAGTAATTAATAACTGTATTATTACTGAGAAGGTAAGCGTTGAAGATCTTACCACGTTTGATTTAGAGTACCTCTTTATCAAAATTAGAGCTAAGTCAGTAAACAACATTATTAACCTTACGTACCGAGATCTTGAAGATGATCTTAAGTATAAAGTCGATATTGATCTTGATCAGGTTGAAATAAAAGAAGACCCGGCCCACTCAAACAAGTTTGATATTGGTAATGGTTACGGATTAGTAATGAAGTATCCTCGTGCTGATTTAACGAATTCTCTTAAGTTCGTTGAAGGTGAGATGGATGCCTTCTTTGAGGTGCTGAAGGCGAGTATCGATAGTGTATACGATAAGGATACAGTGTTTAAATTAGCCGATAGTACACCTCAGGAGGTAGATGAGTTTGTGCAATCACTGGATACAAAAGCATTCAAGAAGATACAGGACTTCTTCGCTACAATGCCTAAACTATATTACGAAGTAAAGTACAAGAATAGTCTGGGTAATGAGAAAGTAATTCCTCTTACCTCATTAAACGATTTTTTTACGTTGGGCTGAGTCATAACACGCTAGCGAATTATTACATGCTAAACTTCAGTTTAGCTCAGCACCACAAATGGTCAATTACTGAAATTGAAAATATGGTACCTTATGAGAGGGACATTTACGTTGATATGTTAAGGGATTACTTAGAAAAAGAACAAGAGAGATTAAAAGCTAAAAAATGAACGAAAAAGAATCAGCCATTGAAGGTGCAAAGAACGCTGCCAGTCAATCCGGGCTGGTGATGTCTTTTAGCAAAGAGCAGGCTGATTCATTAACTCAGTCATCACAGCTTGCAGCTAAAGAAGCTGCCCTCTTTGCCTCTAACATCAAAGGTATAGTAAAGAGGCTTAACGTACTACAGAGTATTATTAAACAAGTGCGCTCAGTTGCCATCACAGACGGCATGCCTGCTGCAGATAAATTAACGAAGATAAGCTCGTTGATTGAGAGTGGAGGTAGCGCTTATGCATTAGAAGAAGCTCAACTTGAAGAAAAACCATCTATTGCAGGGTCATCCAAAGAGGTAACAAAATCAATATCAAAAATAGGTATAGATGCAATTGCACTGGCAATGGCTATTCCTCTAATACTTAACAACCCTCAAATACTAGAAATAGTTAAAGGATTTTTTGACAACTTCTTAAAAGGCATAGGATTAGGTGAAACACAAATTGCTTTAATAAAACCAGTATTAGCAGCATTGCTGGGTGTTCTTGCGGTATCATGGACGATGTCGGCCCTATCACCAGTAATAGAGGTGTTTGAAAAGCTCAAGCAACTTGCAACCGCTCTTGGCCTGGCAGGTGAAGCTACAAGGGATAAAAGTGACGAGGTTGCAACAAGAGAAAAAGAAGTAAAGAAAAAAGATACCGATCTCAATAAAGAAAAAGATAAGATACAAAAAGAAAAGGATGGGGTTAAAAAGGGTGCAGAAGTTGCTAAAGATGAGATTAAAAAAACTAAGGATGAAATAAAAAAAGCTAGTCAAGCAGGTAAGGGTAAAAATTGGATTAGTAGAAATAAAGCGAAATTACTTGCCCTTTCTGAAAAAGTAATACCTAAACTAAAAGGTATGGCAATCAACATACTTAAGGCAATTCCTTTCCTGGGTGCGGCCATTGGCGTAGGACTCGTGCTGTATGATCTCTACAGCATAGGTTCTGATATTTACGACGTATTCTTTAGCGATGCTGAAGAAGAAGAACTTAAAGCTGAAGTTAAGCCGTTACCGGCTAGTACCGGCGCAGTAGCACCAGCACCTATCACACCAATAACCGGTGCGACTGTGCAAGGCCGCGGACCTGCAAGATCTAGTTTGGCATCTACTAATCCAAGAAGAGTAAATAGTGGTGCACCGGCGACAGAGGCACCAGGAAGTTTAATAGTAGATACTAAAAGACCATCAGCGGCAGCTACCGAGGCACCTGGAAGTTTAATAGTTGATACCGAACGACCATCTAGTCAGCCTGCTAAAGGTGTCCCTAGTAAGACATCGTTACTATCAAATGAGTTACCTAACGACAAATCTCAACAAGTAATACAGCAATCGGCAAATGTAGATAGGATGGAGCGTGATTCTCAAATAAATCAAGGGCTGGTGGTGTTAAATATTAATAACAATAGAGTAGTCAATACGGTTAAAAAGACAACCACATCACCGTCAGGTTCAACTTACTCAGTAACCGTAGGCGCATAGAATGGCAAAAAGAACAACTAGATCTTCAAAGAAGCAACTGCGCGAAATAACTAGCAGCCTGTCTGATATAAAAGTTATTCAAACCCAGGAGATTAATAAAACTGAATCTATTGATTCTACAGTAAACGCAGTACTAAAAAAGTTAGATCTAATTACAGGTATTATAGTTCGTAACTCAGTACGAGTTGCAACTCTTAAGGAAAGAGTTGATGTTTTAGATGATTTTGTGTTTACTGATGAGTTTCGTGCATCCGGTGGATCGGAGGTAGTGGATAAGCCTACCCTTTCGATAGTTAATTCAATGGTGTCACTAGCCAAGTCGCTTGCAAGTGTCAACAGATCATTAGGGTCAATGACAGAGCCAGCGCTAGCTGAGGCGTACCAGATGGAAGCCGCATCAGCAGTAAAACCATCGCCCGCTGCTACAGGAAGAGGAACTCCAGGAGTTCAAGAAAGCGAAAAGCAAGAAGGGGTTTTTGGTCTGCTAAAATCCCTATTTACTAACCCTGCTGTTGTTGCTGCACTTGCCGGCATAGTATATACTATTTTACCTAAAGATATACAGGATAAAATAAAGTCATTTCTAGGTGGTTTTGCAACCGGCCTGGAAGATGCGGTAGGTAAGAACGAAGAAAGCGGATTAAAAGGTCTTAGTACTGCTTTAAAGATAGCTGCTGGGGTTATAGCTGTAGTATTTGGAGCAAAGCTCCTAAACAGTATTGCAGATGCTATAACAACTACAGTAAAGATTTTTAGGTTGATGGGTGGTAAGGGAGGTAAGAAATTACTAGCAGTAGGTGCGGTGGCAGCCGTAGGAGCTGCAGGGTACATGATTGCCAGGGGCAAGGATAAGGAGGGTGATGAAGTCACCGGAGATACAGGTAAGCCTGAGGGCTCTACAGCTGCAGAACCCGTGTCAAAGCCAGCAACAGCAGCTACTCAAACCCCAACAACACCTCCCGCCGCGGCCCCATCTACTCCACCTCCACCACCAGCTGCAGGTGATTACAATGCACCTAGAGTGGCACCGACTGCAGCTGGTGCTGCAGGTGATTACAATGCACCTAGAGTGGCGCCGACTGCAGCACCAGCTGCAGGTGATTACAATGCACCTAGAGTGGCGCCGACTGTAGAGAAGGCAGATATGTCAGCGTTCGCAGCCTATGAAAAGGCTGTAAGAACTGACGGTAGGGCAAACGTGATGTCAAATTCTACTGGAGCCAAGGCAAGCAAAGGTAATATTGGGGTAAAACTACCTGATGAAAAAATTGGTGATGTAATCCGTACAGCATCTAAAAAGGTAGGTGTTGAGGAATCTATAATGCTTGCAATGGCTAAGCAAGAAAGCGGATTTAATCCTGATGCAAAGGCTGGCACATCCTCGGCAAAAGGCCTTTACCAGTTTATTAACAAAACCTGGGATGGCATGGTTGAAAAGTACGGTAAAGTATATCCTGAACTTGCCGCGGGCCCAATGGATGCTCTTGCAAGTGCTATTGCTGGGGCTTTGTTTATTAAAGAAAACAGTCAGTATCTAAAGAAGAATAACATACCAATAAATGGTACTAATATTTACGCAGCCCACTTCCTAGGGCCTGGAGGCGCAAGAATACTTCTTTCTGCTGATCCTAACACATTAGGATCAACGTTAATGCCTGGTCCTGCAGCTGCTAACAAGAACATCTTCTTTAAAAAAGATGGTTCGCCTAATACTATAGGTGAAATTATTAATATTCTGTATGGTAAGGTAGGCGCTGCTGCAGAAAAATATGCTGCGTTACTAAACGGTACACCATCGCCAGCGCCAGGTACCGCATTAGCAGCAGCTCCTGTAGCCCCTACACCTACTACCGGTAGTGCCATTGCTAGTGCATCACAGAGTGTAAAAACACTATCACAGCCTACTACCCAAGTAGCATCTGTTAGTACAAATAAGACAAGTGGGATGGGAGGAGGGACTCAGACAGCATATTCGCCAATTCCGAGTCCCATTGCTAATAGAGGGTCTTTAATTCAAGACACCCGTCATATGACAGCTGCTTAATCTTCAGCAGCTAGCTTCTTAAAGAACTCCATAGAGTCATCATCCTCTTCTTCAATCTTAGGTGCAAATGCTTCACGTGCAGGCTTTGCAGTTGCAGCAGGTGGAGCATCCTCCCATGGCTGAAGCTTTTCTTCGGCACGTGAGGTAGGATTGACGTTACCGGCTAGTCCAAGTGCACGGTATAACTTGGTCTTCAGTTCATCATACGACTTGAAGTTAGATGCATCGATGAACTCAGCAAGCTTATGCTCCTGCTTCCATACTTGTTCTAACTTATCGTCATCTCCAAACAATGGACCAACACGATCGAACTCTGACTTATCGTAGTTACGATAGCCTTCAACATTACGGATCTTGATCTTGAAGTTGGCACCTTCCCAAAGATCGAATGGATTGATTGCTGACTCGTCTTGGAACTCTGGGTTCATAGCCAAGTTAAGCTTGTCCCAGATCTTCTTACCGTATTTGTACAGAAATACCTTACCTTCGTTTTGAGGGTTAGCAGAATCAGTAACAACATAAACGTTGCTGATATAAGTCAGACGGCGCTTTTGTTTACGTACTTGTTCTTTACCAGCCTCGGTGCCGTTGTTCCATAGCTGTGTATTGTACTCAGACACTGGATCCTTTTGGCCTAGGGTAGTAAGAGACTTCTCGATGTACCATCCACCCGGGCCTTGGAAGCCATGATCCCAAACACGAACGAATGGAATGTCTTCACCAGTAGGCGCAGGAAGAAAGCGGATGATCGCATAACCATTACCAGCCTTGTCTACCTCTGGGCGCCAAAAGCGATTGTCTTCTGATGAGTTCTGGGGGGTGTTTAGTTTAGTAACTTCTTGTGTCAGCTTGTCAAAGTTGGATTGACGTGACTTTTTGAGTGCAGAAAAATCTTGCATTATATGCTCCTTGTATGCGATGTATTAAATGTATGCGTCTTATTCACATTATCATGATATAAGATATTTATATTATCTTAGCTTTCGCTAAATTTATCAAGTACTACTTTCTTAAGTTTTTCTTTATCATATTCGAAGAACGGTCTGTACTTCTTACACTTAAGATACACTTGAGGCCATACTACTGGATCCTGGATTCTCCTGTTCCATTTCTTCATGAATGAAACCATATCATCCAGAATAATCAACGTCTCTATATTGATTTCTTTCTGTAGATACTTACGAAGAATTATCGGGTGCTGTCCTTCGATGACTTGAAAATTACTGTCGAAGCAGGTTTCGAGTTTATCGAGATCTTGACTGAAGATATAGGACAAGGACTCTCTGATCTTGACCATCCTGAGGTAGTATCGATCTGATTGTTCGTTGTTGACAAAGTCCCCCACCCAGGTGGAACTGTCATTGTATGCGAAATTGGCAACCAGGTAGTTAACCACTTCTTTTCTTTTAGAGAGTTTATGAAAGAAGTATCGATCAGACCTTTTCTCAAAAGTTGCTCGAGAAGCTTTCGTTCTACCGCCGTACTTAAAGAAGTCATACGTCTTAGAAGAGAAGTGATTTTTGATTGCGACATACGTTTTATATGCTTCAAATGCTTCCATTTACGAAGAATAGGCTTTGTGATCTAATATAACGGGCACTCATAGTAGATGCAGCTCTAATCCCTCTCAATGCCTTAGGATCATATTTGAATCCGCGGGCACCCATCTCGCGTAACCAGTAAGATGCATGCTGGCAATTGACGTGGTGATGGCCAGGCTGACCAGGGAACGCATGTGTCATCAAAACATACCTACATTGCTTCATAACATCAATGAAGTTATCCATGTATTTTGCATCTACATGCTCAACAAACTCAACCGTCCATGCAAGATCGTATTGTTTACCTAGGTCATATGAACTCTCGGCAAAGTCGTGAATCTTAATTAAGTCCCGTACTGACTCGGGACGTTCAACAACAAAATCTCCATCAAGTCCAATAACGTCGAGACCCTTTCGTTTAGCGAGATCAACCATCCCGCCAGGACCACACCCAATATCAACCATAGACTTAATGTCAAAATTTTCAATAAGGTAATTAAGTGCGCCGTCATCCAAATGTGTCTCATCCTCATGCCCGCCTAGGTGTTCTGGTAAAATAATCATATAGGTAATTTCCTTGTCTTCGGTAAATAATTCTGTTCTTCAGCATCAAGCTGAACCTTTGCTTTCATCTTTGCACTGCCCTTGATAAGGGCTGCAGCTGTCTCAATCTCTACCCCATTCACCTCACAATAATGTACTACAGCATCGATATACGTAAGTCGTTTATCCTGGGCGATCTTATCAATTTCCAACATAAAGTCTGAAGGTGTTTTGCTGAAAGTTAATTCTATATTATCTATCATTTAAAAACCACCAATGCAAGAAGACCGGCTTGTATAAAGAATCCAATACCACCCGTAACAATACCTAGTGTGTCTTTAATGAGAGTTGACCTAAGAAAAAATAGTAGTAATCCAACCCAAACAAATATAACAATATCAACCGAAGGTAGCCTATCTGAGATACCCATTAATACAGATAGTAGATTAGGTATAAATGCACAGTGCATTAGAACAATAGCCAACCACCCTAATGTATTTGCACTAATGTTGCTGAAGTGCTTTACAGTCAGATTAAAGTAACGCGAAACATTATTTACCATTTTATTCCTTGTAGAAGATATGACGACCAACAACAGCTATCTTTTCTTTGTTCCATTTTGGATTAACGTAGTCAGCATGATAGTACATTGCCTCCTTTAATCCATCCAATCTAAATCCTTCTAGCAATACCTTCCTGGCTACAGCTTCAGATTCATCATATGAAGGCTTGTATACAGGTTTAAGCTTAAAGTTGTTCTCACAAAACCAGGAGAACTGACATACGACCTTACTTAGGAATACATTCTTCTGATATACTACCTTACATACATCATTAGGGAATTTGCTGCTATTTGAACGATTGATAGTAACCTGTGCTACAGCCACTTTACCTTCAAACGGTTCGTTACCAGCTTCCCAATATATATTCTGGGTTAAGCATTGGAGCTGTCTCTCACGTTCCTTTAACGATATTGCAGCCGGAGTTGCGTATATTGCATTATACTGATTAGTGCTTCTTTCGATTGCCCAGGACATACCGGAATAGATAGCGTAGACTATTGCAAGCAAAAATAAGGCTTTAAAGAAAGCGATAGCGATGAGCGTAAAATGTCTCATGTATTTTTCAAACATATTTTCCTTTCATTGAACCTCATTATAGGGATTATAGATTAATAATGCCACTAGTGTAACGATGTTACATTCCTTTTAGGAGAGGTAAAGATGGTAGGTTATTCTGTTACGAGGAAACCTACCGAAACCCTAAGCAGTGTTTAGGCTGCTAATGCGAACTGTGAGTCGTTTGCGTTTACTTTGTTTTACTGTTAACGACGAGATATGTCGAGTTGTCCATGCGTCTACTTGTTGCCCTGTCGAATACTGAGTACACCCCCATCAAAAACATACTGTCTACACTCACTTACGATTCTATACGTAACCAGCGGTAGTGTAAAACCTGCTCATGCGTTTATACAATATGTTTATGGTGGAGGTGGGGGGATTTGCACCCCCATCCAGAACCATTTTTGATTTACTTCATACAACTATAACCGGTGCATTCCTGCACCGTATCTTACTTAGGCAGCTTCAGCGTATTCGATAGCTGTCTCTAGCGCCTTGATCTTCAGGTTCTTATTAGGACCAAACCAGGCTGACTGTAGACGGGTATCAGCTGAACGTCCAATCTTGTGATCAGTCAGGAACGTTACAGCGTTAAATGCCTGCCACCAGCTACCTTCGGCGTACTGCGCGCCTGGTTGAGTCTCTAGGATAGCGATAGCCGACTTAGCACCACGTGACAACGTCTCAGAATCGTTCTCCTTATTCTTAGAGAACGTAGGAAACACTTCACGGAAGTAATTCTTAATGGTATCATTAGTATAGCGTTTGCTTCCCAAGAATTCAGCCATCTCTTTGTACTTGGCAAGCTTATTCGTAGCAATACCGAGTTCTTCCTTAACCTTGCTTGCATCAAACAGGCTACGATGACTTTTCTTAATCATACGTTCGGCCTGTTGGTTCAAGCTTAAAGTAAGGGTATTATTACACACCACTCGAATAGGAGTAAACCGGATATCGATCGACTGACCAAAGCGGTGGGGGTTGGTAAACAGTAGATACGAATCTACACGATCACCTTTAAACAACTCGAAAGAATCCTTGACCTTAGCCAACGCCCAAACGATCTGACCGTTCTTAAGGGAACCAGCAGTATGCATCTCCATATCACCATTCTGGCAATATTCTTGGAAGAACTCAAACGCAGTCGAATTCTGAATAGGATTCCACTCGTCAGAAACAACGTCTAGGATAGAGTTATCATTCGAACGAACCAGAGCACTCCAACCCACCGCGGTATTTTCACCTTGAATGTTTGCAAATGCAGGAACCTTCTCTACCGTCCAATCCAGATTAGCTGCCTTAAGCATTTGTTCTGGGGACAGATCACTCGGAACAGCTTTACCAAGACCATGCCAAGGAGTTTCTCCTGCATATGCCATAGATGCTTTACCGTCGATGACTTCGATTTCATGTGCCATTTTAAGAGCCTCGTTTAGTTAATATAAATCAATTATAGATTAATCACGAAAATAAATCAACTGTTTTCTTCGTCAAGAATCTGTTCTACGATATAGAGGTTTTCTTCACCATAAAGCTCCGAAAACCGATCGATAATCTGATCGTGATCCAAATCAGTTTCGTATATGAGCTGGCCAGCGACCTTGACCATCTCATCTTCCTCTAATTGATAACAATGCTGCATCATTCTCATTGAACTAAATCTCATGCAAACTCCTGCAGGTTATCCATCATTGCAAAGTACTCGCCGATTTCCATCGAAGATAGATCCTGGTTAGCACGTTCGTCCATTGCAGTTGCGTACTCAGCATATTCTTCAGCAGAATATTCCACAGCAGGCTTACTTACAGCAACCGGCTTAGATACTTCAGGTACCTGAACTTCAGGCTCAGAAGCCTTAGCAGCAAGCGCTTTATTAGCCTTAAACAGATAGACAGATGCATTAGCACGCGTCACATTCAGTTCGGTCTGGATAGCCTCCAGACAAGCCTTCTTCTCACCTTTACAGGCTTTAACGATTTCGATAGCAGTCAATAGATTACTCATGATATAGTCCTTTAAGTTAAGTGGTTATTTCAACGTCCACAATTAATTATAACGTAATTACGAAATTAAATCAACTGTTTTTTTCACTTTTTTCACTGGGATTTTTACGGAATTTTTTGAGGTAATTCTCAGCTTCAAAGGGAAAAATCTCGAATGACTCCTGGTCACGAATTTCCCACCCGATCATGCTTGCAACTATGTAGAGAATTTGAGCTTCCCTAGTGTCTATTTCATCTAGGATTTCTGGCTCGATTGTGTTTAGTGGTATACCGTAGAAGGTATGCGTCTCAATCATCTCTATGAGATTATGACGCTCTAGTACAGAAAGTTTCATGGTATCTCCTTTACTAAGACATACCATATTTAGGGTTGGTGCGAGTGGCGGGACTCGAACCCGCATGCCTTTCAGCGGGGGATTTTAAGTCCCCTGTGTATACCGTTCCACCACACTCGCAGCTTATCCATTAAGCCATTACTGACTTAAACCTGTCGGCAGCATAAGAAGCTGCAAACGCATTTGGCTTAACCATAGGAGTAATATTGCACACACCTTTGATATAGCCGACTGCTTGCTGTACCACTATGCTACTAGTGTACATCTCATTAGGATTAATATCAAGATGCACCTCCACATCCCGACCATCAAGCACGTCTTCCATCTTAAGGAACAACTCAGCAACCTTGTATACCTCGGTCATAAGACGTGTAGAAGGACGACTAGCCTTAGCATCGTAGTCACGTTCAGTCTGCACTTCACCAAAGATCTTACAGCCATGGCATCCATCAATATGAACAACCACAACTAAAATGTAATCGGCAAACCATTGATTGCGTCCATCAATTACTTTTTGGTATCGTTCTGAATCGGCGCCGATATAGATCTTTGTTTCCAGGCTTTGGGCTTGGATAAAATTCTTTACTTCGGTTAAATCTAGTTTTCTCATATCATTCTCAAAAAGGTGCTGGGCCTGCTTCTTTGTACCAGTCTGGTTTAGGGACTCTCTTTGCTTTAACTTCAGTTATTACCATCTTACCATTCTCCCATAAGGGGAACGGCCACTTATTTAATTTTCTAAGTTCTTTAACAGTAACAGTCTTTTTTTCTTTAATCATAATAAATGGTGCGACGGGAGAGATTCGAACTCTCGATCAACGGATTATGAGTCCGCTGCTTTGGGCCTCTAAGCTACCGGCGCCTTGAACATATGTTATTATAGCTATCTTATGAAAAAAATGCAACTGGTGCTCCCACCAAGAATCGAACTTGGTGCTCGTCCTTACCAAGGACGTGTATTGCCGTTATACTATGAGAGCGTTGAAATTAGGTAGTTATTCGTATACAGCGACGACATCATCTTCGCTGATAAGGTAGATAGGATTATCATCAATCTTGGTCATGGATGCTTTGTTCCAATCGATCAATAGCACATCGTTCTCTGAAACTGTCATAACATCAGGTCCTATAGAGATAACCTTGGCTCTATCAACCTCACCTGTACTCTTGGTAAGTACAATACCGGATTCTGTTTCAAGTTTATTCTTAAGCTTGATGACAGCAATTCTATTTTTAATCGGAACAAGTTTCATAGTGGCTTTCAATGGTGCGGGTGGAGGGAATCGAACCCTCAACTAAACGTTGGCAACGTTTGATTTTACCACTAAACTACACACGCGTTAATAAATCTGTACACGATTTTTTTTATTTTAACTTAGGCTAACGTATATCCCTAAGATTAGTTGAGTGCGACTCAACCATCATACTTGGCGTATCTTGAAGGACTCGAACCCTCACTATCAGTTTTGGAGACTGTCGTGCTGCCATTAACACTAAAGATACATTATTTTTTAATCAATGGATTCTCAGAAGGATCCATATCATATAGGCCTAATTCTTCACTTATTCTTACCATCTCGTCAAGAGCTTTTTCGCGTTGATCACGCTGGAAAATAGCATCCCAACGTTCAGCATATTCTTGATTGCTTACACTGTATGGTCTTGGTGCAGCCCCCTTACCACCATCACTCATACAATCTTCCCTTAATGTCTTTTTGTTGTGCTTTGCGCTCTGCCTTCCAAAAGAAACGCTTAAAGTCCTTTAGATGTTTCCACCATTGTGGACTCTTGGTTAAATTGCCTTGCTTCACATTAGCCATTGCAAACTCCTATTTGGTACCTGGTGACGGTTTCGAACCGCCGACCCGCTGCGTGTAAGGCAGCCGCTCTCCCCCTGAGCTAACCAGGCATTAAACTTTTAATAACTTATGTATCGGTCGCAGCGAATGCGGTACATCGAATACAAACGTAACACGATCTATATCACTAACGTTCTCTGCTTCGTGATACTTCTTGTTATTAAACCAAAAAAACGTTCCTGGTTTAATTATATGTACTTCTTCATCAACAGTATACTTATAACTGCCTTGTAGGGATAGGTGAAATCTATCCCTTGTAAGGTAGTAAGTTCCTTCATCAATATGCCTACCAACAGTCCCGCCCGGTTTTAACCTAAAGAAAGCAGCCCGGGATGTAGTCGTTATATTACGCTGCCTTAACCACTTACGAATCTCTGTATACTTGTCATACAAAGGAGTCCTTGATTGCATCTCTGTATTCTTTGGATCATCACCTTTATGCTTAACCATGGCCATAACGAGTGGAAGAAACCCATAAGGATTTAAATCACCTTCAATGTTTTTGTAAGAAGATACAGCTTGCCAGTCAGCAGGATTATCTAATACCTGCTTTAAGATCTTTGCTATATTTACATCTTGCTCAATAAATTTAAAGTTGCTCATATCGTATGGTGGTCATGGTTGGTATCGATCCAACCTCCTCGCCTTATGAGGGCGGTGCGCATCCATCTACGCCACACGACCAATGTTGGTTGCGGAGGCAGGATTCGCACCTGCGATCTGAAGCTTATGAGACTTCCGGGGACGGCTAGACTCCCCTACTCCGCGATAATTTTGGCTGGCAAACCTGGGCTCGAACCAGGGACATTTTGATTAACAGTCAAACGCTCTACCGACTGAGCTATATGCCAATATTCTTTACTTCGTTTCTTTCTTAGGTGCCGGCATTGCTGCTGCTACCTGTGCATCAATCATCATGCTTTTAAACGCACCACGCACATGCGGATCACTAAACTTAACTATTGCCAAGATTGTCTTAGTACGTTTTGTAAGCTTAAAGTTACTGTTCGTCTTTGATCTCATTATATAACCTTTTGTTTAAAAAATCTACTTATGATTGGCGGAAGACCGGGGACTCGAACCCCGAAACCGTTTCCGGTCGACGGCTTAGCAAGCCGCTCCAATACCATTATGGGAGTCTTCCTTTTTCATTTTGAAATGAACTACCAGTACACTTCAAAATGAGGACTCTTTCGAGTCCTCTGTCATGCTTAGATTACAGCATAACGGTCATCCATGATGGTTTTCATCATCACAGCAGCTGGCGAAAAGTCTTCCATATCACCAGATAGCAGAGGCTTAACAATGGCTGGAGAGAACCCCGAAACCAATGCAGTGCCAGACTTGTCAAACTTCACCGGCACATTGCCGTATGATGCATTCAAGTTCCAGAACACAACCTTTGGTAAGGCGTATCCTGCTGCTTCGTACTTACGTGTAATCATTTCGATTGCCGAGTCATCGTGCTTAATGCATTGGTTAAATTGCATGTCCGAAAGGATAAGCAACATTTCTGGCATCTCGCTATTAGGTACTTTACCATTAACTGCTACGCTAAGGATCTTATCGAACGCACGAATCAAGTCAGTAGACATTCCCCAATCAGAAGAAATCATTTGGCTAATCTTCTCATTAATGTTACCCTTCAAAGTCACCAACTCTGGCTTGCTAGAGAAAGTCAGGAACGTATCCTTGAACTTACCCTTATTCTTATCTGCAAGATACAATCCCAGAGAGACTGCAACTTCCAAACAAGTCAGCTTAGACTTCGATCCAACCCCGCCTGCTGCGCAAGTCATAGAACCAGAAACGTCAACCAAAGGCAGAATGTTTGCATCCCCAACAAAGTTAGGTAGTGCTTCCCATTGCTTTTGGATCAAGTCCAATTCTGTCTTGTCAAACGACATACCATAACCAGAGATGCGACCTTTCAGTACATCATATGGGTATACTGCGCCAGCATTAACCTTAACCTCTATTGTACGATCCTTTGGATCCTTCATCAACTCTGCAACATATGCTGCATAAGCTGGAGTGTTACGGTTAAATGCCTTCTTGTAACGCGATGCAGCTACAGATGGAACATGCGAGAAGTTAATCTCATTCCAGTCTTTTGCGCACATTTGCGATTCCACTACCTTGGTCATTTCAACTAAGGACTTACGATAGAACTTTGGCGACATACCGAAGAACTCACGAACTTCAGCTGCAATCTTACCTTGACGAGGTGTCCACTTAGCAGCAAGTCCATTCTTTTCACGCAAAGCGTTACCAAGCAATGTATATGCTGCAGTCTTCATTTCCTTAGAATTGAAAACGAACAAGTCATCCCAACGTCCTAATTCTGGGACCTTGGCAACAAGTGCCTTTGCTGCTGCGCGATCATTGTGTTCTAGGTGTACTAGAATATCACGAAACAGTTGACGCTCACCTGCACCACCACGAACATCACGAGCCCATGCGGCAACGCGCAGGGCAAGGGCCTTATCTTCTGCGAATGCAGCGGTGAAGGCTGGAATCACGTTCTTGCCACGTGATGCACCGATGTTGTAGAATAGGTCTACGACTGCGTTAGCAGTAGACTTGCGTGCCTTCATGCCATTGGCAGTACGGGCTTCTTGATTTACTACGGCTTCTACGAATGTTGACATAATATTTCCTTTCAAATCAACAGGTTAAACTTTTTGCATACTGACGTGCTACCATTACACTACCAAGACACTACGTGCCCTGGCTGGAATCGAACCAGTCTTTCAGTTCCTATTAGCATATTTTGTTTTGCGGAACTTAACCTAAAAACAACAGAGTAGTTTGATTGCCACCGTGGCACATCACGCAGAAGCGTAATGCTGGAATCGAACCAGCTAGTTTTGTTTTGCTGAACCTACTCTAAATCTTTCAAATATAACAGGATCGGTTTCTACTTTTTGATTTACATGAGAAATCGAAACTCCTGTTCGTCTAAAGAATCCTTGCTTTCGCGTTGTTATTTACCTTCAAAGCCAATCAAGGCTCCAGTTAATAACAGGGTATCTAGAAACAGTTCGGATGCGGATATGACTCCGCTAGTGTTGTTGCTGTACCGATCCTAAAACTTACTCACTATGCATTAATTATAACCTTTTACGGTAATTAATGCAACTGATTTATTCTGCATATGTTTACTTTGTTCTACCTCTATACCAACCGGTTGGTATATGTAAACCTTTTTTTATCTTTTTATTGCTAATACCGTCAGTAATCCATACAGTGCCAAACTGTGAATTTTTAGTTCCTTGTTGTTTCAACGAGTTAGCAGTTGAAATTTTATGTTTTGTATCTGCACTATGGATTTTACCTAACATTCCTGGTACTCTGCCTTCACTGTACTGTTGTATCTGATTACGCGTGGACATCTCCCCCCAGGTTTGATTGTATGACGTGTTTGAAAATCGCTCAATACGATCTGCATTGCGTGCTGCTGTTCCTAACCTATACATTCGTACCATATGTTCCATAGAGTGAGATGGATTTTCTTTCCAATTATTAAGATAATCAAATCCACCAAAACCTCCAACCTTAAGGTTGTATGTATTTTCTTCTGAAAGAAATTCTTTTGTTACCAACTCTGCTTCCTTAGCATACATCTCTACAGCAGTCTCGAACACAAACAATACTTCTTTAGTAAATGCCTGTACTCCATGCTTCTCTATGGCATGTTTTAAATACTTACCTGATCCTAGGTAAGAGTCATTAGGATTTCTGGTCTTATGCGATCCAATATAGATCTTGCCATTAATCTTATTTGTCGTTTTATAAACAGTGTAATACATACACTTATTTATAATCGTTCGAGTCTTGACTTTGACTCAAGGGCGGAGAGCAGAGGAGTCGAACCCCATCCCATTTCTGAGAACCTGGTTTTCAAGGCCAGTCGCAGGACCATCCCCGCTGCATTACTCTCCAAAAAAACTTACTACGCCCACTGCCTTAGTGGGTTGGCCGGAAATACTCTGTACGGTTCGAGCTCTGGATAATTATCCACTGTTCGAAGATTAATATGATACCCTGGTAATTCAACAAACGAGATGTCTATATGATATTCAGCTATTACAACTGTAATGTCATCAGTAGGAGGAGGTGCTTCCCCAGGAACTTGAATTATACCAATAACATCAAGAGCGTGCGGGGGTATTCCAACAATAACTTCACCGTGAAAATCTGATGGTTTAAACCTACGGGCAAACCCCCACTCAACAAGCGCGCTTTCAGCTTGTTCTTTACTATCGAACCTTAACATGTAATCTACGTAATCAGCCATTTTATCTCCTAGATATAAACGAGTATTTATTAATGGTGGATGATAGTGGACTCGAGCCACTGACCTTCGCCATGTCGAGGCGGTGCTCTACCAACTGAGCTAATCATCCGTATCCTTGGTCCCGCCGAAGGGAATCGAACCCCTATTTACTCGTTAGGAGTGAGTCGTATTATCCATTATACGACAGCGAGAAAACTTCTTAGGGGTGGCCTATGGAATTCGAATCCATCCTACCGGAATCACAACCCGGGGTGCTAACCGCTAACACTAAGACCAACCCTAAGAAGTTTTACTTTTTCTTTGCTCGTCCAATACGGCTGGCTTTATTCCAATCGTATGCAACACCATCAGGACATACTCCATTGACGATTGAATCAACTCCAGCTTTACCGACAGAATCAGGATTCTCAGAAACCATTGTCACGAATGACATTCCTAGCTTTCGGAATCCTTCTGTATATCTCAACGCTTCCGTCAACAATTCTAAATCGTGCCCATGAGCTTGACCACTCAATGGGTCTGTATAATACACTCTAAACATTATAATACCTTTACCATATAGAAACACACTCGGGGATGAGCTGAAAGTACCCCATGATGATCCTAAATCTTTATGTTTTAGAATGTGTTTTTATATGGTGGGACTGCTGGGACTCGAACCCAGAATTGGCAGATTAAAAGTCTGCTGTGATAACCATTTCACTACAATCCCATGTATGGTCCACTCGCTGAGATTCGAACTCAGACCTCGATGATTAAGAGTCATGTACGCTACCATTAACGCCACGAGTGGTTGTTACGTATTAAATTTTCTTTTACGTGCCAACTTAAGACCATACATGGGATCTAAAGTTGACACTATCGTTTACCTGAACGTTTCATGTCGTTTCCTTTAAAATTAAATTATAAACTCTTCTGCAATAAAAATCAACTACTTTGGTACGGGCGGTAGGGATCGAACCTACGCTAACAGAGTCAAAGTCTGTTGTGCTACCATTACACAACGCCCGAATAAAATTGGCTCCGTATCTGGGTAACGATCCCAGCTAAACATTGATTAACAGTCAAGCCCATGCACCATGCTCGGGTTCTACGGAATAAATTGAATTTGTAAGTTGTTCCTCCACATTATAGGAACCATTCACCCGATTGCACTAGTCCGGACGGGATTCGGTACGTTACTTGGGAGTCCTCCAGATGATACACCTATTGTATGCCAGACCCATTCAAGCGACCAGCCGGGCATCGAACCCGCATCCTTTTACTGCTTCAGTTGTTCGAACAAACCTAGGCAGCATGGCTTCTCTTGCTAACACTTACAAAACTTGGTCTCGGTAGAAGGAATCGAACCTTCGCCTCATGGCCCCAAACCACGAACGCTACCATTACGCCACACCGAGAAAACTATGGTGCCCCATGACAGAATCGAACTGCCGTAACCTGATTACAAAACAGGTGTAATACCATTATACTAAAAGGGCAAATAAAACAGGATAGCATTTTTTGGCTTTTTTTTCAAGAAAAGATTTTTAATGTTTGCTGTTGCTATCCTAAAACTATGGAGCGGGGTAGGAGAATCGAACTCCTCGCTTTAGCTTGGAAGGCTAAGGTATTACCACTATACGAACCCCGCATAAAAATCTGGTGCGTCCTGAGAGAATCGAACTCCCACTCCAACGTTCGTAGCGTTGTGTAATCTCCATTTTACTAAAGACGCGAAATTTGTGATTGACAATTTATCTCATTATACGCCATCAATCAAGGCGAGCTTTATTGGTGCCCTAGGGGAGACTTGAACTCCCAGAACCTGGTTTCTAAGACCAGTACGTATACCAATTCCGTCACCAGGGCATAAAATAACAGGATGCTTTTTTACGGTTTAGATTAGAAGTCTAATGTATTATTTGCTGAACGCATCCTAAAACTTGGTGGAGTGGGTAGGGATCGAACCTACTTGCCCGAAGGCCACAGGGTTACAGCCTGCTGCCCTACCATTAGAGCATCCCCTCCATAAAACTTGGTCCTCTGTAGAAGAATTGAACTTCTGTCTATCGGTTATCAGCCGATTGCTCTACCATTGAGCTAACGGAGGAAAAAAATATTCTGGTACCGAGAGACGGGATCGAACCGCCCACACCCTGTTCTTCAGACAGGTGCTCTACCAACTGAGCTATCTCGGCAAAAACTGGCGACTCGTGGGAGAATCGAACTCCCATCTACGGATAGACAATCCGCGATAATGACCATTATATGAACGAGCCAAAATAAGTACAAGCTACTGGGTTCCACGCCAGCCCTTGATTGAGAAGTTACTCTGTCCATCTCCATTTATTCTTTAGTCTGTGTGCAGTTGAGATTCTGCCTATCAGAGCCTGAGTTTGACCTCGCTAACGGTTTTCTGCCACCGGATCTCTATCGCTAATCAAACGCACTTTAACGAAAGTAGTAACGAGATTTGGTGGACCGTGGGAGAATCGAACTCCCAACTGTGACTTGCAAGGCCACTGTGTTCCCAGTTATACCAACAGCCCAAATTCTTGTGGAGTGCGTGACAGGACTCGAACCTGCATAATACGGATTTGCAATCCGCTACCTAGCCATTCGGTGCACACGCACATAAACCATATTAGAACACACTACCAGTCCCCAGGATTCGAACCTGTTTCTTTAATAGTTTACCTCGTCTTTTGCGGACGGGCAAGCAATGTATTCTAATATGGTACTGCGTACGAGAGTCGAACTCGTCTTCTCAGGTTGAAAACCTGATGTCCTAACCGATAGACGAACGCAGTAAATAACTACCTAATTTTTTAAAGAACGTTGCTGATTTCTCAGCAGATGTACCAATTATATGATACACCTTTAATTAAATCAACTGTTTTTTAATCCAGTTGTAACAACTTTTCTAAGCTGTTTTTCCTATCTCATGTACCAATTATATGGTACCTTGTTAATTAAATCAACCGTTTTTTAAACAGCTGATGAAAAAAAACCCCAGGTTGTTTAGTCCTGGGGTTCTTGTTAAAGTGGTAGATTTACTACTTACAAGACCCCGAACCAAAAGGATATCCGGCCTCATCTGAGCGGAGACTCCAATTAATCTGTGTGGATGGTTTCGTGCAATGTAGCATATCTTTGTCTTGTTGACCTAAAAATTGATTGTAAGGTATATAGCTAAAAAAAGCCACTGCTTTAGATCTTAAGGGACTTTTTTACCAGATAAATGTAAGTGTATGCATTCTGTGGTGAAATGTCAAGTTCCTTGGCTACCTGGGCAATGACAAGCTTCTCATCCATGTCCCTGTTCTCCATGTAAATCTGACGTGCAACATCCCTCTTAGCACCCCTGCGTGACTTATTGATAGCCTCACCTTGAACGGCATAAGGCATCTTCTTCTGAATACGTTCAAATTTAGCATTAGCGATTTCACCGGCTGCTACTGGATCAAATACATCCATTAGTAGTAGCTGTTCGATAGCGGCTAATGCCATGATCTTTGCCTGAGAAGGTTCCTTAAAGAAAGGAAACGGAATCTCAAGGGTCTGAACTACGGCATTAGACGCCTTAGTCGGATCAGGTTGACTATCAAGATATGCACTACAGAATACAATTGCACGATTGATAGACATGCCTTTCTTAAGATCGAACTTAAGCATGATTCTATCGGTACCGGGCAGTTGCGGCTCTTTTGCTTTACGTGTTGATGTTTTCATATACCCTATTATAGGATCAACTCGTAATTAAATCAACTGCTTTCTGCTATACTCAGTGAAGATCTCGATTACTTTTTCTTTGTAGTGCCTGGTACGAATAGGGAAACTTTGCGGATCTCCGTCTTCTACTGCAATAAGGATGTAAGCATCCTCAACTACAATTCCATACATCTCTTCAACCATCATAGCGTAAGCCGTTACTTGGTAGTAATAACTGCTAATCCATTCTTCTTTTTTAGGATTGGTTGATGTCTTGAAGTCGACAATAGCTGGTCGTCCGTTGACAGATGCGATGGCATCACACCTTCCAGCAGTGCGGAGAACCTTGGAGAACAGTGCTATCTCATTGCCGTACAGGAAGTCAATGTTCCGGTCAAGCCATGGCTGAAGTTGTTTAAAAAGCATGATTGACGAAGGCATCATACCTTTGCTAAAGTCAACATCATTGCGTAGGTATTCTTCCCACATCTTGTGCGCTTTAGTGCCTCGCGAGGCGGCTGCATTCATGATTTTTGCAGCCTCTGCCTCTCCCGTTCTTGCTTTCCAGGCATCAAGTCCTGGTTTTGGTAGGGATGAAAGAACGGTTGTAACAGACGGGAAAAGCTCACCATCTACATTGTAGTGCCTTTTCCCGTTCTTATTTTCAGTATTTAACTCGTAATCTTTGAGTGCTTCATACCTGAAGGGTTCCTGACGAATAGCCAAGCCTGTCTTTAGCAATTATATACTCCTTAACAAGACCTGATCTAACAATGTCTTCTTGTTCAAATTCAATGTGCTCAAAGCTGCCCATTTTTTCAAGGATATTCATAAAATGGCGTAAGCCATTTTTATCACTCTGCTTAATAAGATCACTCTGCCTAAAATCTCCACACAGTAAAATTTTACTGTTGTTTCCTAGACGAGTTATTACGCTGTCTAGTTCATGAAAGGTCATATTATTAACCTCATCAACGATAACGATTGAGTTGCCTATCGTTGTGCCTCGAATAAAAGATGTTGAAATAAACTCAATTATTCCACGACCTTTTAGTACCTCATACGCATCACCTCTACCAAACAGCTCGGCGCATACTGCCTGATAAGGTGCCTCATACACCTTTGTCTTCTCTTTTTGAGTACCAGGTAAGAATCCCATGTCTCTAGTTGGTACTACGGATCTTACAATAATTATTTTTTTATACTTACTTTTGCCAAGAACTTCTTTTAGACTTAAATACAAGGACATGAATGTTTTACCAGTACCTGCAAGTCCGTGTAAAAGAATATTTCTGTTCTTATTATATGCTTTAAACGTTAATTCCTGATTTAACGTTAGTGGTTCAAATTGTTTTATTAATAGGTTAGTCTTAACTTGCTTTGTTTCGAACTCGAGTACTATACCGGTCTCTTTTAGTTCTCTTATGTTTTTTCTAGCTAGTCTGCTCATTGAACCTCTTTTTATTTGTAAGTGTTAATGTTACTCCCTGGGCTACCTTCTTTTATCTTCTGTAGTACATCTCTAAACCCATTAGATGGTTTCATACGTCCAAGTCTTACAGGATCACTAAATCCAGGCGCTTGGATTACAGACTCCAAGTCTAAATTATCCATTCTATACTGATCAAGTTCGGAAATTTTTAAGAATTTCTCAAATTCATCTCCTGTATTTTTATTTCTAAAAACATAAAAAGGCATTACAACACATCCTCGTAGGTTAGAATTTTATTTAAGTCTCGTGATCGAAGAGCGTTTTCAAATCGTTTAAGCTGTTTTCTATTAACGTCTGCATTAGTCTTTTGTTTTGAATTGTATCCGTCTTCAAAGTAATTATTAGACGACTTTTTAACATTCTTCTTCTGTGTCTTACTCATTTTATTTCTACTTCTGATCCTCTGGCAATAGTCCTGGAAAAGCCTTTTTAATAACTTTTGAGGTGAGTTCTTTAAAAGGCAACTTTTTATCCTTGACAGCGCAAAGCAGTACTGCATCGTTCTTGTCAATAGATTCTAGTAGTTGAATGAATAGCATTTCCCTCTTAAACGGTGTAAGGTTAGGATTGCCTCCTTCAACAAAAAGATACAACCTTCTTAGCTCGGAATAGAGCCTGTTTTCCTGATCAAGGAAGTCAGTAGGTTTATACGGTGGGTTTGTTTCTGGTAAAAGAAATTTAAGAGAGGGATCGAATGCATACTTGAGCAGAGTGTATAGTGAAGTAGATGCATTCTTTTGCAATAGCTCAACTCTCTCATCTACGGTTTTGCCTTTAGAGCAAATTTCTAGAACTTCATATAAAGATTTTTTCATTTAGAACTCATTTATGCTTTCAATTAATAAGGTAAGCTTACGCGTGATAAAGTAGTTGAACAGTTTAGACCTATCTTTGCCTGCTTGGCTCTCATACACTTCGAGAATTTTTGCGTGTAGTGGGGCAGGTATAAAAGTAAGATCGATGAGTTCTTCGTTTCTAATCCAGTTGCGAAGTTGCTCACCCTCGAGTTCTTTACGCGGATTTTTAAGGTGTGAGAACTTCTCAAGCCGCATGGGCTTTTGCCTAACCTTATTAACAAGGCAGTCATCAGGAGAAAGTATGTTTGGAATACCATCTCCTATATCACCCTTAAGGATAAGTTCCCTAGTAAACCTAACAGGATCGGCATGCTTAATGTCTTTTTTTCTGACAGGGTCATACTGCTTAACATTTCCAAACACTTGAAGCTGTCCAAAATCTTTATCTCCAGAAAGAATAAGAATCTTATTACCAGTATTTAGCATATTGCCGTTAGCAATGGTAATTGCGCCAATAATGTCATCAGCTTCAGCACCTTCTACCTGTAGTACTCTATAGGGAAAGAACTCCTTAAGATCATATTTAATGCTGTTGAGTGCATTAAAAACTGCATTCCAATCTAGTTCTGAATCTTCACGAGCCTTGCGCCTATTAGCCTTGTAGTATTTAAACACCTCTTTGCGCCACACCTTCTTATCATCACAGCAGATAATAAGTTCACCGAACTCGTGAGAGAACTTGCTTTTAAGAGACCTGATAGTATTTAAAACCATGTGCCTTAAAAGGTTTTCTTCGATCTCGGCATTAGTATGATTGCCTAACTGAGCCATTAGGTTTGCAATGCACACTTGATTAAAGTCAAGTAAGATCATGTCATTTTATAGTTTAATTGATTCTTTATTTAGGTGCGTTAGCCTGATCGATTGAGCCATTATATGCATCAATGCTTGATGTGAATCTTCTACTACTCCGTAGTTATCACTTTTAACATGTAGTGTCATGTGAGAATTTTTACTTGCATATCCGCCGTCAAATCCTACAAGCGCAATAACAACTACTCCAAGGCGTCGTGCCTCAATAATTGCATTGACAATATTACTTGAATTGCCACTACTTGAAATAACAATAAGCAAGTCGTGGGCTTTTGCTTTTAACTTAAGCTGATATGAGAATACATGTTCATACCCCATGTCGTTTGCAATAGCTGTTAGTGTAGATACATTTCCAGTAAGTGGTTGAATTTGTGGTAGCATGTCTGTATCTGTATGCACACCTTTAGAATGATCACAGCAGAAATGATCGGCTATGGCAGCTGACCCACCATTACCGCATACAAAGATATTATTACCGTTTGAATAAGCCGATATAAGTTCTTCAGTAACGCTATCTATTTGCTTAGCATCCACTGAGACCAATCCATCGATAAGTTCAGTTACATAGTTTTTAAAGTGTTCACTTGCTTTCATTGTATAATACTGTTGTACCAGTGTCCTCAAAATTAAAATTAAATTCCTGTAAATTACCCATTGCTCTTCTTACTGCATCTTGACGTTCATTAGGCACGTAAAATAACCAATACCCACCTCCACCGGCACCTAAAATCTTACCGCCTAGAGCCCCTGCCTGAATAGCTTTCTTGTATTGAATATCTATCAAGTCATTCGATACATTATACGCTAGCTGCTTCTTCAATTGCCAGCCTTCATCTAACATAGCACCAATCGAATCAACGTCTCCTTTAAGTAAGAAGTTTTTTGCTTTATCTACCATTCCCACCATATTACTTAACAGTAATAAGTTGCTGTTAGTACTGCTAGATTGTATTCCTAAAATGTCAGACGCATTTCTAGATATACCTGTATAGAACATCATTAAGTTCTTATTGAGGTTAGTTAAAACAGTGCGTTCAAACCCTGGGTTGATAGCTGTGACATGATCGTTAGGATTAAATTCAAATATGTTACATCCTCCGTAAGCTGCAGCATATTGATCTTGCTTACCTATTGGCTCATTACACATCTGCATTTCTATAAAGCATGCATTACGGGCAATATCGGATTTATTAAGTGATATACCTTTAAGTTCAGACAATGCGTTAATTAATCCAACAGTAAATGTTGATGACGATCCAAGCCCTGTACCTTTGGTTGGTATCTCACAGAACGAACTTATCTCAATATGAGAATGTATGTCAAAGTCCCTCAAGCACTCTCTTACCCTCGAATGCTTAACATCTTCTAGATTTGCTGCTTGTTCGACTTCGTTATATACAACTTTAATACCCTGGAGTGCTGTACGGCAGAGTGCGATGTACATGTATTTGTCTATTGTGAATGATAGAACTTTTCCTACATTTTCATTGTAGTAGGAAGGGAGATCACTACCACCACCGAACAAGCTTACTCGTAGGGGTGTGCGGGTTAAAATCATCGAGTTGTATTATAAACGAAAGTTTGATTGTTTCCTGGTAGTGATCTACTACCAATAGACGAGTACTGATTCTTTAGGTTAGAAAGTAAATCAACCCATTGCTGGGTAACCTTGCCCCAGTTGTATCTGTTATCAGCGTACATTTTTACAAGCTGCAGGTATGTTTGAACTTGTTCGTTGTTTACCACGCTAATTGCATTGTCTAATGCTTGATAAAAAATACCAGCGTGAGTGTTAGGATCTGAGTGTCCTTGATACATAAAATTCATACCACCACTTGTATCAATAAGCCCACCAAAGTTTGGATGCACACATAGGGCGCCAGCAGACATCGCCTCAATAATACTCTGACTATTACACTCAAGCCAGATAGACGGGTATGCATGGATATGTGCTTTAAGTAGTGTTTCCTTTACTACCTCGTTTGGAGCAAATGAGTGATAGTTAATCCTTGGATGCTGCCTGCAACGCTCATATAAAGGTTCAAATTGTTGATCAGCTCCATCCCACCCATAAATCTTAAAGCTTGAGAAGACGTCAAGAATAATATTCTCATGTTTCTTTGCAAGCTCCTCAAACACTGGTACCAATAACGACAATCCACGTTGAGGTGTTGATGAGTATACTAAACGAATTTCATCCTTAGATTTAACTACGGTCGGTAACGGATCAATAGCTGTTTCGATTACAGCGCTATTGCTATCATAGGGCATTCCAAGCATGTGTTGGTAGCGATAGTATTGCCACTGGCCGCAGAATACTGTTTTATGAAATCTATCACGGCTGCTTTGGTCCTTGAGATGCTCAGTCTCAGGATCATCAGGTAGATCATGCAACCAGTAAACCCGAATTTTATCTGCTTGCAGTTCGCGTACCCTTGAACAAATAATTTGAAAGTCATCATTAAATTCACTTGGAAGTCTTGCTGCTAGTCCACGCTTCATTCTCTCAGTACCGCCTTGCGATTTTAGAGAAACTTCATTCTCATCAAACATCTATCACTCCATTTTGTTACAATAATATTGCCATGCTGTAGAAATAATATTTTCTAAGCTACTATGCTTATATCTATATCCCGTTAAATTAGTAAATTTAGATGGGTTTGCAAAAAGAATATCTGGATCACCAAGGCGCCCAAGCCCGTATCTTACATCCAACTTACGTGCAGTAAATCTCTCAAACGCCGTTATCATTTCTTTATTTGTAATACCGGTTCCTGTACCTAAATTAAAAGTATGAAATCCAGGATTTAAATCTAAGTATTCAGCTGCCCGTAGGTGCGCGTCACAAACATCTCTTACATGCAGATAGTCCCTTATACATGTCCCGTCCCTAGTTTGTTTATCTGTGCCAAAAATAGTAAATGGCGTGTTTGAGTGTGCAGTCTTACACATACGCGAAACTATATGATTGGCATCAATATGGTCACCTACATCATCCCAAGCCCCCGCTACGTTAAAATACCTAAACACAACTGTGGGTATTTCATGGGCCTTGTAAATATCAAGCAACAATTCCTCACACGCAAGCTTGCTCCTACCATAAGGATTTGGAGAGACCTTCGGGTCGTTCTCGTTAATAATGTACATCGACGGCTCATATACAGCCGCAGTTGATGAAAAAACTACTTTACCCTGCCACCCGCTGGCAAGTAACTTTGTCATCATAAGGGATGTTCTACCGATGTTGTTATAGTAAAATGCTGCTGGGTTAGTGACACTCTCACCTACATCTGCACTAGCTGCCAAATGAAAAATTGTATCAATACCACTCTGCATTACTACTTCTATAACTTCATCATCAGTAATACATGCCTCGCTATACACCCCATATATCGATGAACCATCTGGTCTTCCATTATGATCAATACCAATTGATGTTATACTTTGCTTTTGTAAGGTTTTAGCAAGCACAGATCCGATGTAGCCTCTACTTCCTGTTATTAGGACTTTCAATTCTTTTCCTTAATTCTGTAGTACTGAATCCATGATCTCTATTGTTAAAGTGTAAATCGATGGATTTGCTAACACAATAGTCTTTACCAGTAAAATCGCGACTGATGTAATCAGCGCCCACAAACCGAACGCCAATGTTTCTTGATTGTATAATTTGTAGTATCTCATGCTCATAAGCATACGGTACAATTTCATCGATATATTTGATTGCGTTAAGTTGCACAAAGCGCTCATAAAGTGATTGTACTGGGGTATTCTTTTCTTTACGTTCAAGGCTTGGGTCTACCTGGAGTCCGACGATGAGATGATCGCAGTAAGCCTTACACTCTGCAAACATAAGAACATGCCCGGTATGACATAAATCAAATGCACCAAATGTAATGCCTGTTTTCATAGATCAAAGGATATTGTCAAAATACTATCTAGGCGGAACGATCTCCAACCTTTAGCATCAACATCATATACTGGCAACACGTCTTCGTTAAGTGTTTTGACTTTATCAGTCTTCTTTTCTAGTACAGGAACCACTCGATCATCAAGGGTACAGTTCATGGTCCTCTCAGTACCATCAGCCTTAATGAACCTTACTCTAATAGTGCTTATCTTAAGGTGATCCATAAGCCATTTACGACCTTCTGGTGAGGCAAGTGGTGCGGCTTCTTTAAGTTTATAATCAAAGGATTTAAGTTCTGTGTTCATAATTTATAAATGAAAAAGGGGACAACAAGTCCCCTAATTATACTACATTACGGTAGCTTAAACAAGACCAAGGGCCATTGCACGGTAGCCAGCAGCAATAACTGAGCGGCTTGGAGTACCTAAACGATACTTGGTTGTTTCACGCCCTTTGGTGTCTACGTGCTTGTTTGCGTAGATTGGCAATCCATCTTCAAGACGCAAATCACTCACGACCTTGCGAGGAGATGCAATACCGAATTGGGATGTCATTTGCTTGGCAGTCATCTCACGGCCGTTGAAAAATGCTATACGTAGTTTTGTTTTTTGATTCATAAAATACCTCATAATTAAAAGAAAAATGCCAATTGGCATCGGTTATAATAGCTAAGTTCGTAGTTGATATCAACTATTTCTTAGCTTTAGTTATTGTGTAGGAGTCTTTTGCCATAAGCAATCGACTATTAGGACGAATATACGAGTGAAATACCCAGTATTGACGACCATCAATTTCGTTTTCATTAACGATATCACCTACAAATGTATCGTTAGTAATTTTATTAAATAGAGTAACGTTTTGTTTAACGTTAAAGATAGGTTGACGATTGACTTGATTCATAATATTTGGTCCGGCGTGAGGGAATCGAACCCCCATCTAGGGAGTAGAAATCCCCTGTATTATCCATTATACTAACGCCAGCTGTTTAAATCCATTTGACTTTAACCTATTCTCAAAGTTCTCGTAATCATTATGCGACATCGGCATACGCTGGGTATGCCCATTACATGTCTGAAACACTTCTACATTCTTAAATGCATTATAGTATACTTTAATATTTATTGCATCTTTTTCGTATACGTACGAAGCTTTACCAGAAGGAAAGACATAAGGTATACCGCTGCTACTTTTCTTTGCCATACTCAGAAACTCCATACTTACAAATGTAATAACTATCAATGATATCCGATGAAGGATTCCATTGCTTAAGTGTTAATTGTAGTTGAGTTTTGATATCAATGCCAGTCTCTGTAATAAAGTGTTCTTGTAAGATTTCTTTGTTAGCATTACCCTTACCGGTTGCAAATTTCTTTATTACTGTGGGAGGGATGGTTACGATAGGTATGTTGTTCTGCCATAGGTTGTACTTAAGTATGCCTGTATTCTCAGCTATATGAAACACTCTGCCAGTTGCCCCGAATGCATAGTCTTCAAGATAGACATGCGATACTTTGCTGGTGGTAATAATGTTCATCACCCATGTCGATATGTTTTGATACCGTTGCATTACAGTATCATATTCTGGATACAGAGTCCCGGTCATGTTATTAGAAGAAGCAATAGTCTTCTTAAGACCAGAAAGGTAATAAAACTTACAATTGTCGTAGCTAAACTCTGTACCAGAATGAACGCATATAGCGGGGGATGTTAATGAAAAGTCAATACCAGCAATAATCACATAGTCACCTCAAAGAACTATGTATCACTCCTCGTCATCTACTTCCTTAAAGTACTCATCCACTTCTTCATCTATATCCTCTGCGGCTGCCTCTAGTTCAGATCCGCAATACGGACACCAAGAGATTTCTCCTACTTCACTCTCTTCATACGTTGGAAATACAAAGAATTCGCTATCGCATTCGTAGCATACGTGGGGTTTTTTATCTATCATTTTATTTCCTTATTTTTAACCGGTTTCCAACCAATCGGCTCAGTACCAGGCTTAAATAGTTTGCGTTGACCATTTAACTCATATTTTTTTCTACCAAGAATAGAATCCCGTCTTTTTGAATTAGCCTCTATGGTAGGTATTTTACCTGTCTGCCTTATCCTGCACATATCCTTATATTCCTGAGTATGTTTATACCCTTTAAGTCCTTTAGATATAGCAGCTCTCTCATCATCGGTTCTAACTCTACCCTTAAGAGATTTTGAAATAGCTAATTTATGAGTATCAGAATGAGATCGACCTGTTTTTTTATTATTAATTTTTGCAGAATTTTTCCACTTTTTAACAACTTCAGGATCTCTCATAGGATTCATATCACCGGCTAGTCCTATAAGCCCGTCGTTGTTGTGTTTGTTTAAAAACCTGGTATTTTTTCTAGCATTTATTTTTCGAAGAAAACGACCTTCCCACTAATAGCTTCGCTGAGACGTACTAAAAGTCCTACGAATTTTTATTTTAAATGACTCTATCCCGTCTGATAAGATTAATTGATGTACTACTTTACTTGATGTGAAGTAAGATACCCATAAATCAGTTGGTGTGCATCCTTTTGCATATCTAGCTCCGTAGTAAATTCTGCCAGTAGGTATGTGTGTAATAGAGTATGTGTAAGGCTTTGTATCAATCAGCCCAGATATCTCCCCATGATCCGGATAGTGCGCCCTTTGCATAATCTGTTGCTCTATTCTCAAAAAAGTTTGTATGTATAGGGCTATTTATCATTTCCTCAACCCAGGGTAGAGGATTCTTTTTTACTTTCATGATGCCTTTTAAACCAAGACTAATTAGTCTGCGATCGGTAATATAACGAATGTATTTCTTTACATCTTCAGCTGTTAGTCCTGTCATAGGTCCCATAGCAAAGGCTAGATCAATAAACTTATCTTCTAATTCAACCATCTTTTCAGCAATAGTGTATATTTTACCTTTAAGGTCATCATTCCAGATTTCTTTATTTTCTTCTATATATGTTCTGAATAGTTTGATCATTGATTCAGCATGCATCGTTTCATCAACTATAGACCAAGTAACGATCTGACCCATACCTTTCATCTTGCCTGTTCTAGGGAAGTTGAGTAGCATGATAAATGACGAAAATAACTGCATACCTTCAGTGAATGCAGAGAATACAGCAATGTTTTGGGCAATGGTTGAGTTGGTTACATCGCCGTTAGAGATGTTAAGTACATACTCATGTTTGTCTCTCATTTCTTGATAGTCCAGAAACTGGTTATACGTTGTTTCTGGTAGACCTAACGTTTCAATAAGATGTGAGTATGCTGCAACGTGTAATGCTTCACGTGCTGCAAATCCAAGCAGCATCATCCTTACTTCAGGCTGAGGGAAGTGAGGTAAGTAGTTGTTTACATATCCGCCGGCTACGTCAATATCGCCCTGGGTAAAGAATCTAAAGATATGGGTAAGAAATTGCTTTTCATCCTTCGTTAGCTTTGACTTCCAATCCTTAACGTCCTCAAGCATGGGTACTTCAGTATGAAGCCAATGGCTCTGCTCATGCTTTAGCCAGGCATCGTATGCCCACGGATAATTAAAGGGTTTAAAATTCGTACGTTCGTCTGTTATTCTGGTTTTTTTTCTAGTTGCATTCATTTTTTTATCCTTCGCATGCAAGGCATGTATCACCTTCAGCCAACGCTCTAAGGTCTAATTCCTGTATTACTTGACGCTCGATCTTTTTCGATACCTTATCGGCTTTGGCAAGCTTCTCACTGCGGCAGTAATATAGTGTCTTCAAGCCTTGTTTCCATGCCATGAAGTGGACGGCGTGTAAGTATTTAATATTAACATCTGGCCTAAAGAATAGATTTAGACTCTGACCTTGATCGATGTATTGTTGTCTATCTGCAGCATGCTGAATTAACCAGCGTTGATCGATCTCCATTGAGGTTTTAAATACATCCTTCTCCCACTCATCTAGCATTCCAAGATGTTGTACTGATCCGTCATTAGCCATAATACTTGACCAAATTTCCTGAATCTCATTATCAGTTAAAGGCTTTTTACGTAGTAGCTGCTCAAGCCATTTGTTTTTATTTAAGGATGATCCGGATAACGTATCCTGTCTGTAAGCATTTGCGCGCAAAGGCTCGATAGAAGGAGAAGTATTTCCCATGATAATAGAGCTTGAAGCGTTAGGTGCAATAGCCAGCATGTGACTAAAGCGACGTCCAGTACCAGCTGCATCTGGAGCCTCACCCCTCTTAGTACCTAATTCAATATTAGCAATATCCAACCCTTTACGAATATGACCGAAGATCTTATGGTTGGCGCCTACAGCCATGGCTGATTCCCAAGGTAGGTTGTTCTTTTGAAGATATGCATGCCAGCCTAAAGCACCAATACCGATACTACGTTCGCGAATTGCAGAGTACTTGGCACGTGAGACAGCTTCTGGGGCATTATCAATAAAGTATTGAAGCACATTATCAAGCATTTCAGCTATATCGGCTAAGAATAACGGATCATTTTTCCATTCATCATAATACTCTAAGTTAACTGATGATAGGCAACATACTGCAGTACGATCTTTATCTGTAGGAAGAATGATCTCCGAACATAGATTAGATTGCTTGATGCTCAATCCAAGCTTCTTTTGAAACTCAGGCATCAATCTATTACTCGTGTCGATAAAATGCAGGTAAGGTTCTCCTGTATGCATTCTTGTTTCAAGAATACGCTGCCATAGGTCGCGTACAGAAACGACCTCACGTACTTCACCGTTATGAGGATCTTTAAGTTCCCAGGTATCGTCTGCTTTAGGATCCAACATACATTGCTCGACCTTAATCATAAAATCGTCAGTAATGTTAATTCCGTGATGTAAGTTCTGGGTCCTCATATTAGGATCACCAGTCGGTTTTCTCATCTCAAGAAAAATAAGAATGTCAGGGTGAGAGATATTAAGATAAGCGGCATAACTACCACGGCGAGTACGGCCTTGGCGATAAGCCAGGCTACTTGCATCGTAAGTACGAAGATGTGGTAACACACCCACAGACTTATCATCAGCAGAACGAATACCAATTCCAATTCCAACTCCTCCACCGAGCATGCTCAGCCAATTTACTTCTGATAGACAATCGACGAGGCCTTGTGAGCTATCATGAAGATAAGGCAAAAAACATGATATAGGAAGGCCACGAGAACTACGCCCGAAAGAGAGAATAGGAGTAGAATAGGAAAGCCAATGCTTGCTAGAATACTCGTATAGACGTTGGGCATGCTCTTCATTTGACCCGAACGATGATGATACATATGCAAATCTTTCTTGTGGGGATTGTTCGTCTTCTTTCATGTAAGATTCACGAAGACGTTTTATGCCTAGCTCGTCAAACAGTGAATCTCGAGAATATTCTACCTTAATACCATGAACGTTATGTTCCATTTATTCTCCGTTTTTTATTAGTTGTTGTGTTAGAGGGAACACCTGTGATATGACCTCTGCGCATGCTGTAGCGATTTCAATATGCTCTTTTTGCGTTCCGTTTGCAGAACGTAGTTGTATATAGTGAATCCAAGAACGCAGAGTTCCGTTGACACATAAACGTGAAACTGTGTTACCTTCCGGCAATACAACTCGGGCCTGTTCTTTTGCAATTCCGTTAACAATTGCCCACTCGTAAGCACTTTTTGCAGCATTAATAACAAATTGCTGTTGCTGATACCAACGTGTCTCTAACGCAAGGTCATTGACCTCTATGCTGTTTTGTCGATTGTGTAGGTCCTGTAATCGAGCTTTTCTGAGTACAAAGTCGAGATCCTTTGTTGGGTCAGCGTAACGCTGGCTATACTCTTGGAATGAGAAACTTCGGTGGCGGAGGAGCTGCCTGGCAATGTCTCTAGTGGTTTCGACTTCGAGACATGCTGAAGCCATTTCAAGTGGGCTCCAGTGCTGATGCTTGACGAGGTATTGGATAAGTTTTTCGGACGTACCGGCATTGTATTGATTGGCAGGGTTCGAGACTCTTGCACAATACGCGACAAGCTCTTGTGCGTCATACAGACCTTCATTTGATAACTCCTTAGATGGTTTTGAGCAACTAATTAAACGAACCTTCATTCTATAATACCTTCAACCCAATTCTCTGCGCAATCTTCGGCATACTGTAATGTATGATCAACTATTTCTCTTGATTCTACAAGCTTATCACCCTCGTACATTTCGACGGTAAATACCGTTTCATCCTTAAAAATAACTATTGCGCTTCTTGCTTCTTTTTCATACTCACTTATAATTTTCATGTTTTTCTCCACGTTACCATTTTCATTTTCGCCTGCAGTCCACTATATGTATTATTATCTAGAATTAACTTTATATCGGCTGGATTAATACCATCCATCACCATTTCATTGATATCTTTCTGCAGGATATGTTCAGGCCAGAATACGATATTATAACCGCTTTCAATCACCTTATCCATTATTTTACATATGTCTTTATTACGCGGTTCATTGTCGTACACGAACACTACATTCTGTTTATACTCAAAGGCGATGTTATCAATCGTTTTTACACCGTTCGATCCTGCCATGGCAACTGCATTAGGCAGAAACATGGAGTCAATAGGTCCTTCAGTGATGTAAGTCTTCTTACTAAAGTCAACATCATCCAGTCCAAAGATCTTTGGCTTTGTATCGTCAAATATGATTGTGATGTAACGTATACCATCAGGCTTAAAGCTACGCCCCTGAATACCAAAACAATCTTGGTTACTATCAATCAATGGAATGATAAGCCTTGGTTCGTCATTAGCTACTGACTCATCACTAAACTTCCCTGGTATGATTGTATTAATCCATTTTTTAAACTTTAATACAAAGAAAAGCTTGGCGTGAAAGTTGGTAGGAATCTTTCTCCTGTTCACATACCTCTTAGCTGGATGATCCCATTCGAGTTGAGATACTTTCTTAAGTGTTTTTAAAGGTGAATTTGATATAAACTTTGGTTTAGATGTATCAGTTATATCCACAACAGTGTTGCTGGTGATACTGTTCTTCTCCATAAAGACCTCCTGAACGTAGTCCTTAAACAGGGTTGGATCTATAATCTTCAAGAAGTTGCCAAATGACATTGACGCATGACAGTTGTGGCAGTAGTAAAGCATGCTTGTGGTCTTCTTGTAAAGATATCCACGAGTCTTATGTTTGTTTGTCTGGGAATCGCCGCACAGAGGGCAACGGAAGTTATATGAATCACCTCTCCGTTTAAAGAGAAGGAATCGTGACGAGATGAGCCCGATGTATTTGCTGTCAATGTATATCATAATTATAAGTTTCTGTTCGTCACATAGACATTATACATTAACCTATAGTTAAATCCAGCATTGAGTAATTACATAAGCCTAACCGAATAGTGTTATTATTTTATCAAAGTGATTTGAAAGAAAAGATACTACTATAATGCCGCCGCCAAAAGTGTACAGTAATCGATCATGCTCTCTTTTCAACTCTTTTACTTCTTTGCCTAGTGATGCATGCTGGTCACATGACGTCTCATACATCTTATCTAGTTTCTCCTGAATACCTTCGCGTGTATTATCTAGACATTCATGCATGTCCTTCACATCACTTTTGAGGTCATCAAGTTTATCACCTAAGTTTTCTATCTTGGTCTCTACTATACCAACACGTGCTTCTATAGATGCCATAATTATTTCTTTGTTGTATCTTTAGAAGTTTCAAGTTTCTTGTGAACTTTAATCTTCTTACAGTCTTGAACTGATTTACCATTCTTAACTACTACCTTACCCGCTTTGTCAAGCTTGTCACGGCATACTTCTTTTATTTCACCTCCGGCAAAAGCCGAAGTATTAAATAGTGCTGCAATAAGCAGCAAGGTAGCAATTCTTAACATATAAGTCCTTATAGCATGGGTTCGGCAGCAGGAGGTGGTGCTTTCTTGCCACCAAATCCTTCACTTACTTTATTTATAGGGGCCTGGACTACAAGAGTATCATATACTACAGGAGTAGGAGCAGTTGCTGCAACCGTTAATGGTGCAGGGGCAGATACAGTATTAGATACGTTTGCAGCTGTCCCGGCAAGCTTTTCCTGTGTACGTCCAAAAGCAGCAATACCTAAAACTGCACCCATTGCTAAATGAAATAACCCGGCGCCTTGTAGCGTAAGCGGCTGCCACTGTGTAACAGTTTGGTGTTGAACGGTTTGTAAAATACTCCATAGAACTGGGAATATACCCATGTCAAGGGTACAAATAATCATGTACATCCAACCCATAGCCGGACGCCATTTTTTCTGCATCCAATCTTCGTCTTTTTTTACTTCTTCTGCCATTATAGTATACCTTTAAATTAGGAAAGGAATCCATAACCAAATAGCATTACTCATCAATAACATAGCAAAAGAACCTACACATAGACTTGCAAGATACAGTCTATTATTAACTGCAAGTATACTTGCTGTGAGTAGTACGATAGCGATCTGAAGTAAGGAGCCTGCATAGGTATACCAAGGGCTACGTGCTTTTGCATCAAGTCTATCAGCCTCTAAAGCACGTGCTTTTGCCATCAATGCTTTTTTACCTTCTTTAGGTTCATTTTCGTACCTATCAATCTTTGCTTGAAGGACATCAGCCTTCTTTGTATTCTTATCACGTACGGCATCATCGTATGCCATTTCAGCAAGAGTTTGTTTAATACTCTTTGCCTGATAAAATGACCAGGTGTTGTTTGCTTCAATTGTATCATTAAGAATTCTACTACTATTACTTCCACCCATAAGAGTATTAATAGCTAGTAGTGCAGCAAGACGGTAATTACCCAACCCGCTTTGTCTTTGATTCGAGCCTCTTTTTCGCTCCTTGATTCACCCATTTTGTGTCTCCTGTAATAGTAATATATTTATAAATAAGTAATGCACTTCAATATAATCATTACTTTTAACGACATACTGTTTCTGCTATCCAGTATTCCGCTAGTTGCAATATTCATAGTAATGTTTAATGATTGGAAAAATGATAGGAATAGACACTAGCCACCTGATCTTGCGGACTTTTCCAATTCCTTTATCTGCTGTTGTTCTCTTTCAATTTGTTGCTGTCTAAGTATTTTTTGTCTAGCTACTACCTTTGCTTCATACGCTTTCTGCTCTTCAGCCATACTATAAAACTGAACTCCTAGCATAATAAAAGCAGTAATAGCAATTCCACCAGCTAATGCATATAGAGACATCATCATATATCCGGCCATTTTTTCTTTGTGAGCTTGCTTGGCTTTAGCCATTGCTTCTTCACCTTCACGCTTTTCTCTTAATAATCTGGTACGCTCTGCAATCATCTCAGCCCAGATTTGAGGTTTACCAAGTTGCCAGTAAATCATGTCTTTGAGAGCTCTTTCATCCTCACGTAATTGATTACTGTGCATGGCAAACTCAAGAGCCTGGCGTCCAAGTTGAGCATCAGATTTATCCATAGCACCATGCTTAGCTTTGATGCTGGCCATATGAACTTGATCAGCGGCCTCGAAGAAATGCCCCACCTGTCCTATAATGCTGTTAATATCCTTGCCCATGGCAATGGCTTGTTTAATGCCACTGATTGCTGATTGAGCTGCAGTAAATGCAAGACCTATAGTAATCGGATCCATTACTTGTCCTTCTTTTCGGGCCAGTAAGGTACAAAGGTCCACCGGCACACCTTGCCGTTCTCTACAAACTCATTAACCCCATAGGTTTTTCTACCTTCCTCGCAAACTTTTTCTAGCTTTTGCCAATGACGATAGTTTTTAGGTGGGGATATTAATTGATCGCTTGTTGCAGGAATACTAACTAATAGTAAAGATAGCAATAGTACAATTACAATTTTTATTATTTTCATATTTTGTGATAAATTAATTATAAAAATCACAAAAACATTGTATTTGCCGCTATCTATTAACCTTTACTTTTAGTTTTGTTCTTCGATCTTTTTTCTTTTGATTTTTCACCAAGTTACTATTCCTTCATTGCGCCAATTTTCTTTGGACCAAATCCCTGTCTATCTTCAAGAACAGCAATGTGTTGACGATTCTCCATGATAGCGTCACGGTTCTTTTGGATTTCTTTTTCAAGATCTTGACGCAGTTTCTCACGGGCTAGTTCAGCACCACTGTTGCTGGCCTGCTTGTTGTCTGTAGTAACAACCAAACTTACCTTCTGATTCAGAATTGTTACGTCATGTTGATAGAACCTAATGCATTAAATTAGATATCCAACTGATCCTAGTAACAATGGTAATATCGCAAATAGTAATTTTTCTATGAATGCGCCTTTTGCGCCTTCTTTGCTTTCTTCTGCCATTTTATGCTCCTAATACATGCAGCGCATGCTCGTAATGTTTAATTCGATCTTCAAGCCCGATCGTGCCACCATTGATCCGCTTCGTCAACGTCACAATATCCCCGTTGTCGGCCCACTGATTCAAATTATTTGACTCCCAGAACCAGCATGCTGATTGTGCGGCACCTTCAAACGTTGCTAGATATTCTGGTACATCTTCAACTTGCATTTCCAGGCTATCAGCGAACGCTTGATAGTTGCTCTTACCAGTCAACTGAATAAGTCCGCGCCCACAGTAACGGAACCCATCCCCAGATTCTATATCTCCATTACCCATACGATTGGCGTATACCTTATTTGCAATTAATTCTTGCTTGCCTGCATAAGCGGCTGCAATTGCATCGTCAGGGAAATACTTTGGAAATATTTTTCTTAACGTTACTGCTCTGTAGTTAAGATTCTCTTTAAGCACTTTAAAGTTGCCAGATTCGTGCGCGCACTGTGCAATGAATGCTGCGATGCGCTGGGGGGTGTTAATATCATAATCAGGTAACAGCTGTTCTAGTACTTCATGCCAGTGGCTGATATAAGCGTTGCCTGGTAATAATTGTTTGAGTTGTTGTAGTGTTATCATCAAAGTCCCTCGAATATTTTTTTCTGTGTTGTATACCACTCAAGTAGTCCATCATTATTTGCCGCACATGCATGATATGTTGTATAATTGTCTGTTATTGTTTTAGTGATATCGCTCAGCTTTGCATCATCTGGTATCTTTTTAAGAGGTGCACATTGCACAGATAAGTCAACAGGAAGTTCTGGAAATTTAACCTTAACAGGTACCACTGTTGAACAGCCTGTAAGTAAAAACATCAAGACAATAAAAACACAAAGGATGAATAATCTTACTAAGTTCATTCTGCAGCCTTATTTAAAGCGTCAATAAATTCTTTTGGTATCTCACACATACCACCTGGTGCAAATTTTACATCATACTTGACAATCTCCCTGTCAATGTATTGGATGACGTCAGCACCCTTTTCATATACTATCTTTTTCTTGTACTTGATTTTAGTTACTATCTTAATATTTTCTTCAGAAGACTGTACCTCTGCTGCAGCAACTTTAGCTTCCATTTCAGATACACGAGATTGCCATAATTCTTCATTGACAGCGCCGCCGACCATGTATATTCCATACAAAAGAAAAGCCCCGAGCGACAACTGCGCAACGGGGCGATAAATTTGAGGTATGAACTTGCTTAGTAGCAGACCACTAGCACTAACGATTACAATTCCGTAAAATACCCAATCAGGTAGAAAGCTTAGGAGCCACATCAATCAATTTCCTTCTAAACATAGCGTTAAGTTTAGCTTTCTTAGGAGGCTCTCCTTGAGCACCTATTCCGAGACCAGCGACCTTACCACCACCAACATTATTGGCAGGAGCAACGGCAATACCATCCTCGTTTAAAGCATTTAGTTGCGCATTGAGTAGGGTTTCTACTAATACGGCTAACTCTTCATCATCTATGTCTCTTGGGGACTTATTCTCCTTAATTAGCAGCAATGCTGCAGCATAAGAAGCGATCTTTGTCTTTCCACCAGGGACCTTTGCAAGTAGCTTTTTTAAATTAGCTACTAACCTATCAAAGTAACCCCATGCATTAATTTCTTCTGGGGTTGTAAGAGTCTTTGATTTTTTAAGTACATTACCATCTGCGTCAATGATTTTTAACTTGTAAGCATCCCAATTCTCAAAGGGTGTTGCCAGCCTTTTGAGAAAATGATAAGTTAAAAATAAATCTACTGATGAGTTTGACATTAAATATTATTTAAAGCTGATTCAATATTTGAATCGGGTAAAATTTCAGATGTTAGAACTGTCTTGCCTTCTAATCCTATACCGTGAATTTTTTCTGGTAAATAATTGAGCAATAATAAAAACGGAACTAACTGACTATAAAATCCTTTTAGTTTAAAGAAAAGCATTCTCGTCGTTGCGGGCACACCAAATAAATTATAAAGAATAATAATATGGTTAAGTATAAGCCTCTCCTTCAATTCACCTGTTTCTTCGTAGCGACTAAGAAGCCTCTTTATATACTTAAATCTATTTAAGTCCTCATAGAATTCTAATGTATCAAAACATGATGGGTTGTCATAGTGTTTAGCTGCGTACAATAAAAAATTCGTCTCATCAATTTGATCATTATGCATAGAATTTACCAGCCGCTGCTTAGATTGACCCTCTTCCAAGAATTTGTTGATATGCAGATATAGATAAAAGAACTATCATATCTTATCTCTCCGGCTATTCCGTTAGACCCTGTAGTAGCAGGAACAGCTGTATTAGGCAGATTAAGTCTAGCACCAGTAAAGACTGCGTTAGTAGATACATTGGCAAATAAATTACTCAATGAAATACTACGATTTTCAACATTAGCTAACCCCGGCTGATGCACTATCATTAGTAGATTGTTAGCCGGGGCGTTGGTGTGTGTCACCAACTCAGTTATCTTTTTAGCGCGATCAGACATTTAATATTATGCGTCAGGTAGAACACTATCATCGCTACCGTCAGTAGTAATACCGCCAGCAACCAAGACTTCATAATTAATACGACCGGCGCGGCCGCCAGTACCAGCTGTTCTTAGAACCCATCCGGTATGTGGAATACCTCTGTTCTTACCACCGCCAACACCAGCAAACCCGGTAGCTGTTTCACCAATTAGGTTATGACCAGTCTCGCTAGCACCAGAAGTTAGATTAATAGCTGAACCGGATTTAGTTAAACTTAATTGAATAGTAGTTGTGTTTGCTTGTACTACAAAATACTGTGTGTTGTTTGCAAGACCAGAAATAACAGTATTACCAGTATTTGCAATGTATGTTAGTCTATCGTCAACTAAAAACTTACTATTGGCTGAACTTAAAGCAATAGTGTCGTTGGTATTAGAGACAGCAGAATTAGCGTTAAATGTAATGGCTGTTGGCGCGCCAACAGCTATAATTGGATTGGTAATATAACCAGAACCAGCAGCAGAAATATTAAGTGCTGTAATTCTACCTGTTGAAAGGTTTGCAAATGCATTAGCAGTTGCACTTGTACCGCCGTTTACAGCGGTAATGGTTACAGCCGCATTACCTGTATAACCAGAACCTCCAGAAATAATAGTTAAAAAAGCTACGTTACCAGATGTTACAGCGATTTCAGCTGCATCAACTGCGTACATACCGATTCTGTTGTTACCAAAGTCTGCGTTAGGTGTTGTATTACCGTAAAGTAAATTAGCATTAGCTCTTGTTGGTGCTAATCTAATTGATGTCGGTGCAAATATTACGCAATTAGAAGCCGCGTCGCTTGATCCCCACATTGACATGTTAGTTTCCTCCTTAGGATTATTATTTTTATATTTAGGTAATCTCTATTAGCTAACTAACTTGTGAACGGCGGAGAAGTTAGCGTGTGATTGTTGAATATGCGCATGCATTTTTTCACGATCAGCTGGCTTAAGCCTGTCTAGTGCGGATAGTACCTTCTTGGCGTGTTCGGCAGGAACAAAGTGGGTACCGCTATCAAACTTAATATCAGCACCGCCCTTGGTCTTAAATCCTTCTTTACCTTTTACTTCGTGATGGCTGGTATCAGAAGCTTTCTTTAATTGTACATGGATGTGCTGATCGGCTTCCTTACCATTATCTTCTCCATGCTCATCAGATTCATCTGAGGATGCTTTTGATGCCGGTAATGGATTCTTACGAGGGCGACCACGACCTTCGTCTAAGATCTGGCCAAGTGTCTTAAGCACCCGCTCTTTCATTGTAATTTCTTCTTCTACTTTTTTACCTGCACGAAGTGCTTTAAAGTCCGCTGCATCAATTTTACCAGGATCACCGGCTACTTTGGCAATTTTCTTTTGCTTTGGAGAAAGTTGTGCGCTTTCCTGAATTAGACTCTGTTCAGAAGCAGGTTTAAACATTGCATAGCGTGAAGCTAAGGTTTCGTTAAATGCTTTATCTTCTGATGACGATACTGAACGATTACCTTTAATGACACCGGAAATCGCACTTAATACTTGAGGGCTGTTTTTGTCGTTTAACATTATGACTCCTTGATCTACTTAGTTATTTTATTTGTGTACTATCTATGCTTTTAAGGCTTAGTGGTTGATTTAAGCATCCAAATGTGCTTTTTGTAAGCAGCATGACGATCTTGTAAAAAATTAGAAAGACCTAGCTCATTAAATTTATCGGCAAGTTTGGCAGTTTCTGTAATATCTTTTACAATTATCTGCATATCGAAAGCAATATCTTCAAGCATATCCAAGGCAGGTTTGACAGTTGTGGTCTCAACTATGTTAGAATTTTGCTTTAACATGGTCGGTGCGTTTTGCGGGACTCCATCAAGTTGTCTAATATGTTCTGCAATAGGATCAACGCTGCCATATACCTCCTCGTAAATTCCGTTGAGGAAGTCATGGTATTGAGGAAAGTTTGAACCGGTAATGTTCCAATGATAAAAATGTGTCTTAAGATAAATTTGATAGGAATCGGCAAGGATTCTATTCATGCGGGCAATTAATTCTTCCATTTTATATTTTAACCTTATTCATTAATATTTTTTAATTCAGATGTTAGAGCTTTTGCAGCAGTTGCATCACCTCTCTGTAATGCTGCAGCTATCTTTCTGTGCATGCTGGCTGTTTGAAATTTACCGGTCCTTTGAAGAATAGATGCCTGTCTTAGGTGATCGGCTGCATCTTCATCCAGCATTCCTTGTACTGAAGGATGCATTGAGAATCCACCTTCGGCTACCATTCCTAGATCTTTAGCAGTATAAAAAGCACCAAAGCTTTCATTTAGGCTGCTCGACGTACCTTGTTTCTCAAAGAACCTCTCATACATAGCATTAAATTTATTCTGATCTAACTCAACTGAATTGTTAATTTGTGCTTTAATAATATTAGTTGGTTTTTTTAATCCGGTTAAATTATTTCTAACTAGATCTTTTATTTTATTAACTTGTGGATCTTTGGAGTTACTAACTTGCCTATCAATTACGTTTTTATCACCACCGGTAAAGTCAGCAATAGTCTTAACACCGTGGCGTCCTGAGTGGCGTTTAATTTGCTTGTCATGTAATCTCTTGGATACGATTGTTGTTGCATGACGCTGCAGATGCTGATTACTTTCATGTAATCCCATCCCTTTACGTACGTCATTATACATTGCTGTTTTATGGCCAGGACTCATTTTTGAAGGCGCGCCTTTGTGAAACTCTTCCCTGTTGCCTGCAGCCGCATGCGCTCTCATCTTACTTGCTGATATTCCTGTAGTACCTTCAGCATCAGGATCACGTTCACCAGATGAATGGATAGTAATTGACTTAAATTTGTAATGCCCATGGCCGGAATTTTGGCCATTATACTTGTGAAGCAAGGTATGCATTTCATCTGCTCTATCAGACCCGGCCACTACATGAAGGTGCTTGACTCCTTGTTTATGAAGGGCTGCGGCATGGTGAAGGATGGTGGGAGCGTCTTTGCTTGCTGCAACGACGTTTGTTCCAGGAAAAGCGTGTTTAGCGTGTTCTACCTTTTGAGCAGCAGTTAATGGATTTTTCTTTGCATCATGTGAATGAGAAACCACAAGGGTATGCCCGGCTTTATGCTCCTTGGATACATCATCTATCTTTTTAACTACAGCTTCATGGCCAGCCGTAATTGGATTCATACGACCAAACGCCAGCACGTGATGCTTTTCGGCTGCTTCCTGCATAATCTCTTTGATATCAGGATTAATTAAAATTTCATCCTTCGTCCCACCTGTCTTCTTAGAAGTAGAAACTTTACCTTTTTGGGGCAATGCAGCAGTGGCCGATTGGCTGACCATCGGTGAAGTTGAAACGTGATCGTCTAGTGGCATACGGTTATCCTACAAGTTTGATAGAATATTTATGATTACTAAATAATCACGTTTTTAGGGAGTTTTAATTTATATTAATTCTCTGATAGTAAAAGCAAACCACACATCCAATTTAGTGCTGCTGTCAACACGTCTCATACAAAGCGTCAGCATGTTTGGGCTTGCGCCGCCGTACATGCTTGCAGGGCCTGCATCATCCGAAGTGTTTTTGCCTATAATAACCCCTGAATGTCTCATATATGTTCCTGATGGAATAGTAAATATATTGCCTTGATTGCTAGAGTATTTGTCCTGATACACCCTGTACTGGCTATGTACGCCAAAAGTAGTCCAGGCCGGTATGGCTGCACCTGTAATTGTCAAAGGGCCCTCATACCACTCGTAAATAATAGTACTTTGTGCGGCATTATTATTACCAATTTCATACTCAACAATTTTAATTAAATCGGCTGTATTCGCACTGCCGTTTTGAAAACTAACAACAGGCCGCATTGTATCATCCATTGTCCATCCACGATTGGTGTTAGTGGCGTGATTATTAAATGAATATAAGCTACCTTCATCATCAGTAATCTGCGCAGCAACAGGAAACCTATTGCTAGAAGTTACTAATGAACCATTAGACGTCGCAATTTGGTTAACTTCAAATAATGTATGATTATGGGACTGATAAGCACCATTCGCTGAATTAAACTGTGCCATTATTTTGTATTCTTAAGAAAGTTTGCTCTACTGAATTCCCCGCGGTCAACTAACTTGGTCGGGCGATTGTTGCGTACTACAACATAGCCTTCTGGTTTTGTCTCAACTCCACCAATGTGATGATCAAATTTAGGCTTTGCCGAAAGCGCATGAACTAGTTGATCTTTAGCTTTTTGCAAATGATGATGCATTTTAAGGATATTAGTAAAGTGGTCCTTATTCTGATCAACGTGACCGAGATCTTTAGTCATGTTTTCTTTTTTCTGATTAATAGCTTTATCAGTCTTAACTTTACCAATTTCTTTCATATGCTTTTGCTTCAAGTGCTCGGCATAACCTTTGGTAGAAGGTGTTGAACCATCCCGTACTGTACTATTAATGTATGTCTTTAAATGCTCTTGATGACCTTCGATGGCTTTATGTGCCTCGGGTGGGGTCTCATTAAACGTTTTTGTTGCAGCATGAACATGTTTAGTAAACGTGGCGTGCTGTTCGTCAGACATTTTTGCATGATGCACGTCATCCTGGGTATCAATGTTGTGCACGTCTGGGTGCTTTTTAAAGTGAGAAAGGTCAGGTGCATATTCTGCTTTCATTGTATCAAAATGATTGCCTTTATATGCAGTATGAACGGCAATACCAAGCTTTGAATGAGCAATCTTTTTACCTTCATCTGAACCGTGTTTAGTTGAGTAGCTGATAGTATTAGGCTTAAAATGAAACTTGCCGCTATGACTCTCAACATCCCCTTCAGCATTATCTTTTGACTTAACACCTGAATGCATAATATCGCCTTGGTAAACACCTTTATCAGGAGATATCTTTGGCAGGTGCTTCAATGCATGCTTTAGCTTTTTTACTAAACCCGGGGCATGGCCATGATTGGCCTCGATGTCTTTATTACTGTAGTTAAGCTTTGGATCTTTATTAAAAGCCGATTTGGTTGCAACAAAGAACTTACCGGTTTCTGGATGATGCCCAAATACCACAGATGGCGATCCATCGTACTTAGTTGTGATCTTTGTGGTGTTATGCTTACCACTTAACTGGGCATGTACATCCTGAAGGTTATGAAATGCATGTGCATATCCCTTATCTCCAGAATTAATTACATGGTCTTCAGCGTGCTCGAGATGTTTAAGTTTTTCTTCTGATGCATCTTCGGATAGAAAGGAAAGGAAGTTCATTTTATTGCCCTGAATGGATTAGGTTTATTAGTACCTGGTTTAACGCTGTAAGGACTACTAGCTATACGTTTTAATTTAACTTCTGCTTGAATTTCGAAGTTTGAAGATCTATCACCAACTCTGAATACAACATCGTTTGTACCAGCAAATACTGGTACGCTAGGTATTTTTAGGGGATTGGCAGTACCAAATTGATAGAAGTCATCACCAGCACTGACATAATAAGCAACAGCTGCCTTACCTTTGAGGTAGTGGAGTGTAGCTAGTTCACCGACATTAATATTTGATATCTTACAAATATTTTTATTAGGTAGTGTCTTAAGGTATTGTTTCATTAACTCAAGGGAAACAGTATTTTTGTCAGACTTTCTTTCCGTAGTTGTCGAATATAAGGTAAGGTTTCTAATATCACCTTTAAAGTTATTTGCTGCTAAAAATACCTTAAGCCCGGCAATCCACTCTTGGGCTTCTTTACTCTTATTGAAAATAACATCGAGTTTGTCAGTAGCAGGAGATTTATACGACGCACCAGCTTCCCAAGCCCCATTAAGGTAATTAAATCTTGGATTCATAAGGTTGTCGGTATGGTTCATTTTTACCTCGACCCAAACGGCCTTGGCACCAGTATAATTACCATACTCAACCCTTACATCAGGGTAGGATGTACTTACGCGCGGCCTTTCCGCAACTAAGCCTTTAATGGCCCCATTAATGCTTTTTGCAACGTCGTGTTCGTACTTGTCAGAATCAGCGCTCATTATTCATCTCCATTTTGTACTATTTATGGAGATGAATTCCGCTACATTCCAATTATCGTCTTACTAAACTGCAAAGGCGTTCCAGGCTTATGATCATCCCGTAAGTACTGCACTAGACATTCAAAGCGAAACGCCCCATCTTCCTCGCCTTTAGCTTCTAGAGCTTTCTGCGCGGATTCCATAAAGTTGATGAGGGTAGAAATGCGGATAGAAGGGTCATCGTGATTAAGCATCGATGCAGGCTTCATTCGGGCAATACGTTGGTTCATAGTAACTCCTTTCACTTATTATAGATGAACAGGAGAAAAAAAGCAACTAATTAAGCCGTTTTTTTAGGCTTACGGCCTCTTTTTTTAGGAGTTTGTACTTCGATAGGTGCTTCAATAATTGGCGCAGGTGCTGATACTGGAGTTTCTATTAATGATGCAAGCTCGATCGTAGCTGGTGGGGTAGTAGGTTTACTTGTTGGAAACGGCCAATCTATAAATTCTTCTTCAGGCTTTTTTTCATCTTTAAGAACAAGCAATGCCAACCCAGCCAATACTACGCCGATAACTGCTATAATAGCTTCTGACCATGCGAACGCCAGAATAATACTAACCAATGTAACAACTAAGAAGACTGCTTTTTTATCTAATTTTTTCATAAAATACTCCAAATAAAATATACGTATTATTTATATTTTAAAATTCCCTATTTTACTGTATATTAACCGTTATAGTGCTCTACAAATCTATAGTATAACCCTCTTTCGCGGCCATTAGCTTCAATCTCCCAGGGCAAATCATAATAATTTATTTTATCTTCGTTATAATACTTACCTTGCCACTTGTAAGTATTACTTAGATGTACGGTGCGGTTAAGCTCGCCTATTGTAAATTGTTTTAGATGAACAACTTCATGGGCAAGGTTTAGTAGGAGATCATCTATAGGATACCCTTTAAGTAACTCTATATAGAATTTTTTATACCCATTACCACTTTCAACAAAATGGCAATACCCTTCAACCTCTTCGTCTAATTTTTTCTTTAAGCAAATCTCTAGTTGCACCGTTTCAATAGTGCGTTTAGACATTAGGAGAGATGCGTAATACTCAGCAGCTCTTGCTAATGTTCTTGCTTGTTTTTTAGATCTATTTCCGGATACTGTAACATTCATTAAATACCCTTTTCTATGTGGATATTTATAAATTCCGGCTAATACGGTCATTACTGACTTTCTTCTTCAGCAGCGTCTTGCTGTCCAATCAAATTCCAAATTTCGACTGGCATATTAAATATCATGCAAATGTAATCATATGCAGCCATGGCTGATACACTAAAAAAAGAAATTACTAAAGAGATTGCCCAGGATATGATTTTAAGAAAAAGATGCATTATTGAAACCCTGAGAATGTATTTTTATTGAACTTTTCAGATTTCAGTCTTGCCCCGGTAGCTGTATTGTCAAATAGCGGCTTATCATCTATAATGTCTTCTTGGGCAGACTGCTCTACATTATATAGTTTCATTTTAGACTTGTCTACTCCAACTACGAACTTACGGTGGAATCCTAAATCACTATACCTATTCTTAAGTTGCTTGACCATAATTTGGCCTAGACTCTCTAATTCCTCTG